TAGAACTCTGGAACCATTTGTCTTTGTCGGAAGTAGGTATCTATCGGGAAGGCGATAAGTACTATTATGAGACTCAGAGTGTTAACTGGTAACATTTACCTCTAGATCGCCTTAAACAAAAAAAAAAAGACTACTCTTAACCGGGTAGTCTTTTTTTTGTGTGGCTTAGATGGGATCTAGAGTAAATCTAGATGGATCAAAACTATTTTTAGTTATTTTCGAAAATAGGCTTGACAAGAATTGAGAAGGTATGCTACTATGTCTCATGCTCAATACGCTAACGTAAGCTACCCTAAAGTAGACACGGTTAGTGCATTGTATTCAATTTCGGTTATAAACGTTAGCAAGCGTTGCCGGGTAGGTCTGGAAGTATGCCGGGGACAGCTATACCCCGTCATGCAACGTACTACACGGTTAATTGCAACAATTCTATAGTTACAGTGTCAACTATATTCGCTTGAATGTGTCTACATGACACGCTAGAGTATAGATCATTGTAAAACTATCTAATCACCACACACACTACACACAAGGAACTTAATCAAATGGCCGTCGCAAAAACATCCGCAAACACTGCAAGCACTGCAAAGTCTACCCTCACTGAGGGTACAGTAATCGAGAATGGTTACATTGTCATTACGTTGCCAGTCAATAAGGTACCTAAACCGTCCGCTAGTGGCAAAAGCAAGATCATTGCTACTACAAGTGGATTTAAGGATGCGGGTATTGAATACGCTGGTTTGGATGTATCAATCAGTGTCAACGTTATCGGTAAGTAGTCTACTTCATGACAGGCTAAACACTAGACTAGTTTAGCCTGTTCTATCCTTAGTCTAATCGCAATCGCAATCACAAAAAGATAGGAACTATAAACAAATGGAACTCATATGGAAAAAAAACACTTCCGGTGGCTATACTGCTGTTGGAAATGCAGGAAAGTACGTACTTGCACTGATTAACGGTCTATGGACAGTCAAGCAGGGTACAAGTGTACTTGGCAAAGTCAAAGGACTAGTCAACGCTCAAGCTAAAGCACAAGCGAATGAACCTGCTGACACTGATGAGGATTTTGATCCCGCTATTAAAGCAGGAATTGCCGTAAAGTCTACTGCACGAACGGCGAAGATACCAGCCGCAAGCATTGCGAAGGGTACACAAACGATTGCAAAACCTACGGTCAAGGCTAAAACTCCAAAAGAGTTTATGACCATTGATCAATGGCTTGAAGATAATCCTACTCCGGCCAAAACACGCAAGCAGACAGCAGAGGAATATGCCAAGGTTGTAAAAGGCCACCGCATGGGGTATGCAAGAGCGAAGGGTGCATACAATAAGGCTAACGGCATTACTGCAACGGCAAGTGCAAGTGCTAGCACTCCGAAGTCTACTGCAACGGCAAGGCAACCTAAAGTTGTTGCCGAACCGGTTTCAAAAGAAGAGCGATACGGTCGCGAAGTTTGGCACAATTTCGGCGAAGGTGATAAGCTACAGTATGCACTATCGCAGATTAACAATGCGATAGGTAGTCTAGCGTACAGCATTGAACATGCTAAGTCACATCCTTACACGCCGATTGGTCAAAACAGCTACTACAAGAGTGTAGAGCGATTGTATCAAGCTGAGGAACGGTTCAGCAAGCAAGTTGAGGATAGCGTAATTGAGGAACCTAAAGACTTTGAATACCAAATCTTCGGTAAGTCGCTAAGTGAACTCGATAACGACGTTTATGACCTTGCCGGGTATGTTGATTACTACTCCGAGCCTGAACATTGGATGCATGCCGACAAGGCTAAGATAGTCAATCCAAAGACTAGCAAGCTAACCGGTATCAACGAAGAACTACTTACTCTGTACCCGGTTGTTAGCGCGCCTAAAAAGGCCGTTCGCAGGGCACCAATTCGCAAATAGCCGACGACGAACCAAACACTATAGCCTACTCTCAAAATGAGAGTAGGTTTTTTTTTGGTCTAAGGGCTTGACAAGGATTAGCAGACTAGAGTATAGTCTTAGGTATTAGTCCATCGGACTTTAAACGAACGGGGTACTCCATGGCGAACTATCTATATCTCGACAATCTACGACGTATTACAATCAAGAAGTCGTATCGCGACTTTGTTTGTGACCATTGCGGCGATAGTAAGGATATCGCAAGCAAGTGCATAGCTGTAATTGACAAACAACTATATCTGACCGTCAAGGCAGAAGTTGAAGCAGAGTATTTTGGTGGTAACACTGACAGTAGTACGTTTTGGAATATGCTTGAGGCGCAAGTGTTAGAACAGGGTAAAGAGTGCTACTGTTCAGAAAAATGCTTCAATGAGCAATACGGCGCAAACTAGACACTACATAGGATTGAACAGAAGGAACTAATCAAATGGTTAGTTCCTTTTTTTTGTCTGAACTATAGACCGGTCGCAATCGGACGCGGACCATATAATTCATTCCCAGAAAAATATCCGCCATTTTTGCGGATGTTCGGATAGTTCGCCAAGTGGACTTGACAAAGATTGTGGAATGGTGTTAGAATGACCGTGTAGCTTGCATAGACGAGCTACACCAGTATTGAACCGGTATTCTGCCACATTGACAATTTAGCGGCTCAGAACCGCAGGAAACAAAGGTAACAAAATGACTATAAAGTTTACGTTTGCACATGTAACATGTGCTCAGTCGTTTTACAATCACATGAGCCAATGTTATACGGATAGATTTACTTGCATAGCGCAAATAGACTATAGTGTAGCATTGGTACTTCGTGAAAGTGATATTACAGAACAGTTTGTAGTGAATACAGCTAAAGGGTATCAATCTGATGTGCAAGTTGACATCACTAGTATTGTTCGGTTTTCGGGAGGTAACTGATGTGGTGAATGCAATGTTGGAATGGTTACTTTCAGGTAGCATAGCAGAGTGTCTAATTAGGATGCTATGCATACTGGCAATAGTGTGTTTGCTAGTCTGGATAATGCAACCACGTAAGTATTGGTTCTAAGGAAAGGTATAGAATTATGAAATCAGAGTACACATGGGCAGTAGGGTATCGGACACTAGGCGGGAAAGTGAGAACATGGAACGTTTTCAATCCTGATGGATCTAAACTGGCGGAGGTAACTAGACTTAAGCAAGCTAAAATGCTTGTCTACGAACTGAATGGTCTGCATAGGAACAATGGGATATGGTTTAGTCAGTACAATGGGGTAGTAGGTATGTACATGGTCCCTACTGGATTGAAAAGGGACTTAGTAGAGATTTCCGCGTAGATTTTTGAGAGAGACGAAAATAGAGATTAGACTGTACTTCGGTACAGTCTTTTTTTTTGTCTGGATAGATGGGCTATAGATGGGATAGGTCATAATGGATATGTCGGGTAGGATTTTGTGGAATAAGGCAGGATTATGGACATGGCTCTACGCGGCCCTGTAGTGCGTTTTGAGACGGGTATAGCGGTTTTGTGGAGTGATTGCCTATACGTAGGTTTTTAGGCATGTGTGCGTTGATTGTAGTGTGATAATGAGCAGAGTTAGTGTATAGTCTACACTTAGTTAGGGTATGGGGTGAATATGGGGTAGTAGACCATACGGTCTAGTTTAGTCTGTACAGAGTAAATTACACAATGAGTACAATATCATGGTTTTTAGGAATAGCCTGTAATGTCTCTGTAGTGACCATACAACTAGTATAGGGTTTAGTGCATACTTTATACTACGGTAGTAGTCACACACTAGCGAAGATAACTAGACACTACAGTATAGTGAGTAGATTAGATAGAACGTGTAGTATAGTTATTAGTAACTAGACTAGAGTGTATAGTATGATTAGTAGGTAGAACGTATAGTCTAGTTAGTAGTAGGCTATAGGATATGCCGGCTTGATTGACGGGTGTTTGACGGGTTAATGTGACACGAATATGAGATAGTTTAATACAGATTGAGGCATTTGGATGGACGCATAGATGGAGTGTCAATAACTATCAATAACTGTTCATAATTCGTTAGAATTATTCGGACTTGACAACGATAGGTTAGTCGTCGTAGACTAGTGATTGTTGAGCGTATCATAGGCCGGCATGATAGGCGCAGGATAGGCCGGCAGTGCCATGGTGGACCATGTAGATAGTTCGTGGATAGGACAAAATAGCGCATAGTTTGGAGTGGTATAACCATCAATATTTTTCTAGAGTTTAGGTTTGATTAATGAGACTATACTCTAGTTTGGTTATTTGTTTCAAGCCCATTGAGACAAATATGAGACACTATTTACCCTAAACTCTAGACTAATTAAGCCTAAACTCTAGCCTTCCCGCCGTAGAGTTTGGCCCTTGCTAGTCCTATAGTATATATACTATAGTAGCTAGACCATAGGGCCAATTAACCCTAAACTATGCAGTGAGTATGCGTAGTAATTACCCTAAACATTAGCATGAGATTAGCCTAAACTCTAGCATGATATTACAGTCACTATAGAGTCTATGGTGGGGGTATCCCCCTTTTCATATGAAGGTCGGGAGGGCAGGTAGGTCCCATACTTATCTAGGGTATAGTTGAAATGTTCTTTACTCTAGACTTTAGGATGGATTTTATAAATAAAACCTTATACATCTAGAGTATACACCAAATCTTTACTAAACTAGAGTTTAGGATGACCCTCATCACAAAAATATGTAAAATTTCCAACTATCAAACTTTCTCTAGTCTAAACTCTAGTCTAACAACTAATCCCTCCCGTAACGAAGGAAACCAAACACCATGACTGACATAAGTAATTGCATCTGTAAACCAAACCATAGATCAAAATGGGTAAAAGCTATGCACAAACTAGCCCCAATAACTTGGTCTGATGCACCAAACTCTGCTCACCAAACAGATTGTCCAGTGTATAGTCCAACATCAACGACATCAACAATAGGCTGGCAGCAATCCGAACCTAACCCTAACCCTAACCCTAACACTGAACCCCAACCTCAACCTAAAGTCTGCAACTGCTCACTAAAGAAAGACCTACCACTAGGAGTAGACAAGACTGTAGCCAAATTACTACCCGGCACTCATCACCTTAAGCTATGCAACATGTTTGTTCACTACATTGTAGTAGATTGGATAGGTTTAGGTCTAGACACTAACCATAATACTAATCAGTACTGTGATTGTAATCACGAACCACAGACTAAAGGTTATGCAGAAACATCAAACCAACGAACATTTGTTGATGATCTAGCTGCAATCATTAACTATCATGGCATTGACACTAAACTAGACACACCAGACACTACACTGGCTAACTTCCTAGTAGGTGAACTACGAAGACTACAGTATGAAAAGGAAAACCCAACTAAACACTGGTCCTATCCAGTAGAACCTAAAGAGTACGGTATTTTTATATTGTCTACCTCAGACAGAGAATACTTAAAGAACAACCCATTAACTCAAAAACAAAAGGCTATACTTGACAGTATACTAGAACCAATCAATAATCTACAGTATGGTGATCATTCAGCAGAAACCTGTAAAGCTAAACAACCCACACCAAACTTTGAAGGTGAACCTCATCTACCTCTAGACCATACGATGTAGTACCACAACCATCACAAGACTAATTGGCCTAGCAATAGGCACCTACGGTTTAGATGAACGATATCTATTTCACCCAACCACAAAGGATACACCAACAATGTCTACTCAAACACCATTGAAGAAAGCTATCACAGGATTGCTTGCAGGTTTCACCTATGTACCTATAGACCTTATGGAGTTTGCCAATTTCAAACAAAAAGCTTACGATGCTCATGTAGGATATGTTTTTGGAGGTAAAGACCCTAACCTTGGGTCTGGCACCATAGGTTTCTCTGGGATAGACTGTTCAGGATGGTTCCGTACACTAGCAGACTACTCTACTCATGGTATACTTCAGAGTGCAGGACTACCAGACGGTTCATACACTCAAGCACAATGGCTTATAGATCAAGGGTTTAAGCACCACGTAATCAATTCCAGCCAACAGTATAACGATGCTGCAACAATCTCACCTACAGACCCTAGCTACAACTTGCTGAGAGTATGCTTCCACTACCCTAATGGTCGTGGTGGTGACAACACTGGACACGTTTGGATGGATACTCATGACCATAGCGTTGAGAGTTATGGTGGACATGGACCCGGCGAAGAACACATCACTGCATCGTGGTTTGAGGAACATTGTGATCTAGTAGTAGTACTAGGACCACTACTATCTAACACAGACTTTAGTTATCCTGTGAGTGGTTACTAGTATAAATCATTCCCAGAGAAAAATGTGGGCCATTCCACTAAACTGTAGAGCCAAACCTCGAAGAGAAGTCTAGATGGATAGCGTAGTAGAGGCTGGCTCTGCTATAATGTGCGGCAACAGTGGTGGTGGCTGTTGTCGTACACAGGGTATAGAGCGTTGATTGCCTGAAGTCTAGGAAGTTACGGGCCTTAACTTTATGGAAGTGTCCCCTATACCCTGCGAGTAAGGGCGATTAGGACGGTCGCCCTGCTCGAAAAGGATCTAAACACTATGGCAACACTAAGAAATTACACTCCACAACAACTAAAGGATATGAACGCTCCGCCCGGAAGACGTAAACATCTAATAGAGCGAGACATTACACCTGCACAGATAGGTAAATTGTACATCAAACGTAATGATAAACAACTACGTGATGCACCTGTGGCCTACACTGAAGATGGAAAAAGGGTTTTTGCTTACAATGATGAACAACAACCTATATGCTACTCTAGACGCCCCGGCGTAATAGACCCTGTAACACAAGAAAATGCTAGATGCCAGTCTATGGCTATAATGGATAATGGCAGATGTTTTAGGCACGGGGGTAAAGCACTAACAGGATCACTACACCCTAGAGCTACTCACCTAAGAACATCAGAGAGTATGCCTTCACACTTGAAGTCAGACTTTCAACGAGCATTAAATGATCCAGACCTACTATCCCTAAACCATGAGATAGCCCTTCAAGATGTACGTATCAACACTTTGAAGGAAGGTCTAGGCTTTGATGTAGACTACAACACTAGAAAGAAACTAAACAACCTAATCACTAGCTTGGCTGATAAGTTAACAGACGATGGGGAAATAACAGAAGACTTTCTAAAGGTGTTAGTGGATGTCTATCGTAAAGGCATAAACCAAGAACATACATGGAAACAGATAGACATTGCTACAGAACAGCGTAGACGACTTGTAGACACTGCACACCACCGTGAACGTGATCTTAAGACAATGATTAAAGCCGATCAAGCCATGGCTTTGATTACTGGAATAGCAGCTACATGTAAAGAGTGTATAGGTTATTTCATGAACGCTGTTAATGAGAAGTACATTCTCATCAAAAGGGATCAAGCAGGATTAACACCTGATGCTAAACTCTTGTTAGAAGAGTTTAAAGTGACAGGTATTGATGTATCACTGAAGATGGACTTCCTATCTAATGTAGCTACAGGCTTGAGTAGTCTTATTAGTAAACCTAGAGACAGCATCATAGGTACTTCAAGTGATAGCAGAGAGAAAAGTGTTGTAGCCATTAGCCCTCCACCATTACCTGTTAGTGATCACCCTAAACCCAGTGCAGCCTCTAGTGCTAAAGCAGGTCAACTAAACAGGGCTAATGCTATTATAAACGCTAGACTAGCAGCACAATCAAAACAATCAGAACCAATAGAACTGGAAGATGATTAGTTAAATAAAGTTTCGACTATATATAATACACATAGTCGGATTGACAGCAAATAACCTTTGATGGGGTAAGTGGTAGCCAAAAACAAACCTCACCCATCAAACGGGCATATAAACAGACCTAGAGTAGAGACTGTGGACCTCTATCCCTAGCTGCTATATGCCCGACACAAATGAAAGGAAACTTTAGCATGAAGAATATCAGGTCGCCGATAGTGTCTATACTAGTTCTAGGACTATGTATAGCAGCATCAGTTTTTATTGCAGCGCCTATACTGCAAGTAAAATCTGTAAGCGCACAGTCTATGAACTCAGGACAGAAGTATGACATTGCAAACCTTGCAAAAGTAATTGCACAATACTCGTCAGGCAATACACTAGATAACTTTCTAGTAAATGGCCCTATAGCAGGGCAGTTCATCCCACAGGGACCATTCACAGTAGCAGGGGCTACAGTTCCTGCACCTACATACATTACAGGTTGGTCGCTTTACAATAAAGCAGCCTATCCTGTATACTTACACTTGTATAACAAGGCTACAGTTCCAGTATGTGGAACTGATGTCCCGGTTATAACAATTGAACTTCCCGCTACTTCAACCACTTCAGACACCCTTAAGTTAGGACAAGCCATCCTTTTTATAGAAGGATTTGGTTACTCTCTATCTAAAGGTTATGCTGACACAGATAACGTATCCGCTGCATCAGGTGATGTAGTCGGTTACATCAGTTGGAAAAGTGGATCTACTTAGACACAAGTCTAGCCTCTTCTAACCAAGAGGCTAGCATAATTTACTCCCAGAGAAAGGGCCACCACAATGTCTTGGTCAATTCGCTCGAAAGGTCCGCGTCTTGCTGTGCTCGCACAGATACTTGCTATGCCTAGTTATCAAGCACAACAGGAAAATGCTAAATACTGTATTATCTCAGAACTATCTAAGGATCAGTCTTGGGGTAATACAGGTGTAGACGTTACAGCCTACGGTCATTCAGGTAAAGATAGCCAGAGTGACCTACTAGAACGTCACGCATCAGTGAACATCTCTATCACGCACTTTAGAATAGAAGATGTAGATGAAGCAACCTTTACGGTACCTAAAGTTGAGGAACCGTATACTAAACCTAAGCCCGGTACTGAAGACAATGGGCAGAATGAAGAGTAATAACCACAATGGCAACCCCAACCGCAAACCCTCTACTGAAACTGAAACTTAATGGTTTTGAGAAATGGGCAGTATCTCAACTCTTTGGTTCACAGTGGCAGACTAAGATCTGGAACTCTGTCACACAATCTATAGACAAGTGGGTAACAACTCAGTCTACAGTGAACAGCTCAACTATACAGTCGTTTGTTACAGCCCATGTTGATGACTTCATCAACGCAGCACTTGGAGGAAACCCATTCCTAGCATCGTTTGCAGACATGGCTATAAACTCTATGATCAGTCCTCTGGTTAATGGACTTATGGCTTATGTTCAAAATGAAGCTGCATCTCTCGTAGGGTCTGCTTTACCACCACCAACAGCAGTATAAGGATTACTCAGGAGTTTACACTCCTTTACTCCTTAGTAATACTCAGTAGAGATTATAGCCCTATAGTCTCTACTGTTTTTAAACACCACCACACAATACTTTTCAGGAGCAGTCTCATGGCATACAGTAGGATGCTCGATCTAATGGATGGAGATACTCTACTAGAAACAGCCATTAGAGAGTTAACCACACAGTTAAGTCCAGATACAAATGTTGCAGGAACTCGACATACACCACGTCGTTTACCTCTTTCTACTTATGTAGAAGAAACCTCCAAGTTAATCCTAGAGCCTTGGCAAAACCACATGTGCCGACGGCTAGAAAAACTTACCCACCAAAAAGGCCAAAGAGTACTTATACACAAACCACCACAGCACGGAGGATCTATTGTAGTATCACAGCGTTTACCCTCTTACCTAATAGGTGATGACCCTACTACAAGAGTTGCGCTAGCTGGTTATAACATTGATCACTCTAGAGAGTTTACTGGTGTCAATAAAGTCATCATGCAAGGTGCTGACTACAAAGAGATGTTTCCGGAAGCAGACACTAGGATACCTACAAAATGCTCAGATGAAAAGTTCTCTACAGTAGCTAGACGTAAATACAATGACAGCCAATGGTCACTAATAGCTCTAGGGTTACAAACAGGGTTCGTTGGTCGTGGTGCAGACCATTTAATTATTGACGACCCATACGCTAGTCCACAACAAGCAGCTTCTGCATTGATACGTAAAAACGTTTGGGATTTCTGGGCTAAAGGTGCTAAGGTTCGTATTGATGATAATGCAAACGTTATAGTTATGTTTCACAGATATGACGATGACGATTTTGTAGGGCAGCTTATTAGAGAAGAGGGTCTACAGTACCACGGTGGAGTTTGGGAACTTGTATCCTATAGGGCAGAGTGGGACGGCGACGAACGCATGGAAGTCGGTGGTCCAGACCCTATGAAACGGAAGATAGGTGAATACCTCTCTCCCAGAAAATCACGACAAGCCGGGTATTATCGCGAAATGAAGCGAAACCCCGCTGTATGGCTCTCACAGTTCCAAGGAAAGCCATCTAAAGAAGAAGGCAACTTCTTCTCTATCAAATCTCTAAGGGTTATCAAGAAGATACCTATGGGCGTCACTATCATCAAATACTGTAGAGCATGGGATATAGCTTCTACAGAAGATGGTGACTGGACTGTAGGTGTCTTAATGGGACTGGGTGATGACGACTATGTGTATATCATTGATGTACTAAGGTTTAGAGATAACACGGATCTTAGAAACAAAAAGATACGTTACGCTGCTAAAGAAGACAGAAGAAAATATAAGAACGTAAACATTAGGTTTGCTATTGACCCAGGTGGGGCTGGTAAAGATCAAGCTGTAATGTTTAGAAAGCTTCTTAAAGGTTTCATTATCATCTTCAAGCATGTGCCTAATGAAGACAAACCAACTAGAGCCGATCCATATTCTAACTACGTAAATGCAGGACTAGTAAGGCTAGTGTTTACTGGGGAAGATGTACTTGAGAAAGGTGAAGACGGAGAATACGTATCTTGGATACCTCCATACATCGAAGAGTTAAGGGTATTTCCCGGCGGTCCTAATACTAAGAAGGACCAAGTAGACGCTAGTGCTGATGCGTTCTCAGAGATTGCGCTAGAAATTGATGAACTACCCGGAGAGGACTTTGACACTGTAGGGTTTAGTGGAGAAGATATGGACATGAGAGAAAGAAACTCTCAGGGCTATACTCTGGCTGAGATCCTAGATGATAATGATTTTATAGAGGTAGACTACTATGGCAATCCTGAAGACTTCGACGGGCAAACGTATAGCTATAACACGAAAATCGAAACAGCAAGATCTTTCAAACCCCGCACAAGGCGCGAGAAAAAAGATGTTGGGAAAGCTCCGAACAAACGTTACAGATATAAACGAGCAGCTAACGGTTGATCGTACTGAGACACTAAACTCTTTTAGAAACATCATAAACTTTAGAAACTATGCTATGGGTAGACAAGATGTTACCTTAACTATGGATCAACAGAGAATGATGGAAGGTGTTTTAGGCCACGAGTATTGCGATAACGTTTGTGGACAAATCCTCAGTGAACATGCTGATCGACTTGAACTAAAGGGTATACTGTGTAAAGATGATAGTACACAAACTTGGATAAACATGTTCTGGCAGAAGTCTAAGTTTGATGACTTACAGCAACGTACACATCGTAACACTATACGGGATGGAAACTTCTGTCTCATGGTTGAGTACAACTATGAAAAAGAAAAGATAATAATCCATAGAGAAAAGTGGTGGGATGGTTTTACAGGAGTGTTCATAGGCTACGATGCTTATGGTGAAATGCTATACGCCGTTAAGGAATGGGATAGCCCAATTGGTAAGAGACGTACAGTTTACTATGAAGGTGGTATCGAACGCTATCTAGCAAATGGTCTAGGTAACTGGCTACCTTTTGTTGTAGCTGATGACATAGCTAGTGGCTATACTACAGCAGGTACACAAGCAGGTGTTCAACCAGCAGGTACTGAACCTGTAGCTATACCCTATGTTGATGAAGATGGCCAACCACTAAGTATACCCTTTATCCACTTCTCTAACCCATCTGATGAGTTTGAAAACTACGGAGCATCTATACTTGACGGTGGTGGTTTAGGCTCACAAGATCAAATCAACGACACTCAATATGATATCTCTGCTGCTGCTAGAATGACAGGATACCAACGTACATGGTCTAAAGGCTATAAACTACAGACCATTAATGGTAAACGTGTTAGGCCAAAGACTGGACCTGGCACACATTATCATGCTGATGAAGAAGAAGCAGCATGGGGAACTATAGAGCCGGGTGATCCTACTCAACTACTAGCAGTGTATAAACTTAAGGTTGAAAGTTTCTGTCGAAGTACTGGCACACCTTATAATGCAATCTCTGGTAACTGGCCTTCAGGCGAAAGTGTATACATGCTTGAGCAACCTATAAGAGGTAGAACAAAGGCTAGACAAAAGAGGTTCAAACCAGCATGGGTAGAGGTTATGCATCGTTGTATAGAACTAGAGAATACCTTCGGTGAAGGTGGACTTGATGAAGATGCAATGTTGACCGCAGACTATGCAGATGCTGGTGATAGAGACCCATTAGCACTTGCAATGGCTGATCTATCCTTCTGGCAAGGTGCTGATGCTGCTGTAGCTGCTGGACTTCCATTAGCTACATACTTAAGGGTAGTAGCTGGATGGGATGAAGAACTACTTCAAGACCTAGAGAATGATGTAGCTAAACAGCTATCACAGAACTTATCTGATCTAAAGGATCAACAGAATGTTATTAACCCAACACCTTCCGCTAGCAGAGGAAAAACAAAAACAGGACCAACAAACGTTAACGGCAATAAAGCCTCAACTACAGCTAACAAAAAGAAGCCTTATTCAAAAGCGGTCTAGTAAACCGAAAGCTAAAGGCTTACCTACAGTATGGGATCATTCCCAGAGAGAAAAACTCGCGGCAATCTCGCAGAAAGATATAGACGCGGCACATTCCTATTTTGTGACAAACTCTATTATCAGATACAACAACCTACTTAGTGCAGAAGGGAGTACAACATAACTCATGCCTAGCTTTACCTACTCCACCAAAAGTAAACGCTACCATGATACTACTACAGGACGATATGTTGGGAGGGTTGAAGTTCGTAAAGAACTAGACAGTATCATTGATCAATCATCCGCTGAAATGCAGTATTGGACTTTAAATCTACGTAACGGCTACTCAAGTATTGCTGAATGGCAAACGCTAATGGCCGGTGAGATAAAGAACCTACAGATTGTAATGTCTGTTGCTGCTAATGGTGGATGGGAACAAATGGACCCTGAAGACTACTCTAGACTTGAGGGTTACATTGCAGAACAGTACCAGTATCTTCAAGGCTTTGCTGAAGATATCTACACTGGTAAACAACTACCTAATGGTTCAATGGCTGTGAGGGCATCACTATACGCTGAAGCATCTAGACAAACCTATGAGAATGAAAGACGTATACTAGAGACAGAAGCAGGTTCTACTCAAGAGTTAAACATTCTAGGTGGGGCTGATCACTGTATAGACTGCACTGATATGACAGGCGAAGGATGGGTACCGATAGGTACTCTTATTCCTATAGGGTTGAGGATATGCCAAGCTAGATGTCATTGTACCATTATCTACCGAGTTGGCCCTGACGATAAGCTAGGGTCTGAGATTGAAACATTCTAAAGGAGAATAAACATTATGTGGGGGAATAGACTAGGACACGAACGAGGTATATACTTTGAGGCACCAAAGGATGGTGGTAGTGATAAACCTGCTGACAAGCCAGCAGACAAACCTGCTGATAAACCAGCCGATGGAGACAAGACTAAAGACAAGGATGTACCAACAGACGAAGAAGGTGATGATGAAGAGTTTGATGACAGTCAACTAGATGAGAAGACAAAGAAAGAACTAGCTAAACGAACTGCTGCTTCAGCAGAGAAAGCTAGACTAAAGTTACTAGCTGATCAAAAGGCTACTTCTGATAAAGAGGCTGCTGACAAACTAGAAGCTGATAGGCAAAAGGCTATAACTGATGGTAACCTAAAGGATGCTCTAAAGCTTACTGAGACTGATAGAGACAGTTGGAAACAGAAGTATGAGGATCTCCTAAAGACTACATCAAAACAGTCTGATGAGAATACTAGACTTCAGATGGCAGCTAAGTACAAACTTCCTGATGGGTACCATAAGATGTTAGGATCTGACCCTGAAGAGTATGAGGCTAATGCTAAACTACTTGCTAAGGATCTAGGTAACAAACATAAAGGTCCTAGCCTTGAGGGTGGTAACAATAATGCTTCTGCTTCAGTAGATAAGCAGAGACAAGCTGCTGCTGCTACTGTAAAGAAAAAGTTCGCGTTCTAAAGAAAGGAATAGAAAGTAATGACACTCGTTGTTAAGTCTGCTAGTGGAGTTTCCCTAGCAACACAATTTCCGGACAATAACCACCGGATAGGACCATTTGGTGCATTTGGTGGTTGTGTAGGAGAGACCATAGACTTTGGAGACTTCTGTACTGTAATGTCTGATGGCTCTGTAATGAGAGCACTTGAGGATCAGACAGGTACTACAGCAGCAGTTAACGATGTACAGACTATGAGTTGTAACCAACCAAGTGGAAATATACTTGGTACATCAACTTATGTCCTAGGGTTTAGAGGAGTATATACTGCCCCTCTCGCACCTGCTAACACTAGTGGAGATGTACAGACTGCGATGCAGGGTCTGAGTTCAGTAGGTGCAGGAAACATGACAGTTAGCGGAGCATTCCCTAACTTTGTATTTACTGCGGCTAGTGGACTAGCTGGACAAGAACTTGAGCTAATTGAAGTAGACTCTAGTCTTCTTGACAGTACTGATCCTCAGCCAGCAGTACTCAGTATGGTACATACAACTGTAGGACAGCCTGTAGGTGCATCAGGTGCAGAACAGTCTGCATCTAGAGTACGTGGTATCGCTGTTATCAAAACAAAGAGAGGCGAACCAATTACTCTATATGATGCTGTCATCATGAGCTATAGTGATGACCTTCTTACTCCCGGAGCAGACCTATACCTGTCAGGTACTGTACCTGGTGGACTAGACACTGCACCAACATTAACAGGCCAAAAGCCTATAGCGTTTGCTATGGACACACAGAGAATATATGTGTATGCTATCCGCTAGTATCTAGTGTATAGGTAGGTAACAAACAGAAAGAGGATTATTACTATGTCTTTGCCTAACTTTGGCACAAATACCTCGTGGGATACCCTAGCTTCTTCACAGCAAAGTATCCCAACGTTTGGTATTGAACATGCGTGGGATGCAGTAGCATCTCTACTCAACACTTACAACGAACAGTCTAGACTGTTTCTTGATAAGTTTGTTGGGCGGAGTACAGACCGACTGAGACTTTATGGTGGATCAATTACCATGAAGATGCAGCGTATAGATGAAATGGGAGTTGCAAACCCACAGAAAAGCAAAAAGTTCTCTAGGGTTGGTTTCCCTCTAGAGGACTACGGTATTGCCTTGCAATGGTCAAGACTATACTGGAAGAATAAGAATGCTTCAGAACTAGCTGCACAGATTGATGCTGCGGTTACTGCTGATAAGATCGCGCTTATTGCTCACATAAAGCTAGCCATGATGATGGGTATCAACTATTCATTTCCTGACTACTTGGTAGACCATGTTGATGGTACGTTTGTACTGCCTATAAAGGCTCTAGTCAATGCTGATGGTGCAAACATACCTCCCGGACCAAACGGTGAAATCTATGACCCACTTGTACACAACCACTACCTAGCCTCTGCGGGAGTTACAAACTCCTTCTTAGCCGCTCTAGTAGAAACGGTAGTAGAGCATGAAGCTGATGGACAGTGTACAGTCTGGATTAACAGAGCAGACCTACCAGCAGTATCTGCACTGGCAGACTTCAAGGCTCTGGTTGAAACTCACGTTATTCGTGCCAACAACCAAGAGTATGGAGATGGTGTTCTAGACCCTATTCCTGTAAACAACCGACTTGTCGGTTTCTTCAGGGGATCTGAAGTTTGGGTTAAACCCTACATGCTACAGGGCTACATATGGTCATTCATGGAGAACACCAAAAAGCCTGCGGTCGTGATGCGTGTTCGCGGTACTCAGCCTAATGGTGGCCCTGAAGCTGAAGGTGCTGGTGAATTAGGTATAGCGTATGAGGATGAGAAGTTCCCGCTATATGGTAAGGAATGGCGTAGAGAGTTTGGTATGGGTATCTACTACCGCACATCAGCGGCCGTTGGATATATCAACGGTTCCACTTACGTTATGCCAAGTCCTGCACTGCTAGGATTGTAATTAGATTAAGTGTAGTGTTTAGTCTATAGATACTACACTATAATCATTCCCAGAAAAAGCGGACCCACCGCTTAAAGGAGTTCTGAAATGCCGGTACTGAAAGATAAAGTAGCATCTACTGTGGATAAGGTGAGAACCGGAAAGTCACAGATACCAGTGAAGAAAGCAAAGTCTGATATACCTGTTGTTAGAATGGTATCTCAGGCTAGTGTCTATGACCCTACTGAAGATTGGGATGTTGAACACAATGGGAGTATTGATCCAGACACTGGTGCTCCACTCTATGATCAAAGTCCTGTAAAGGGTGGGCTTATTATAGCCCATAACTATCGTCACACTAAACTTGGTGAGACTGTAAATGCTGAAGGACATGAGATTGATGTTGATGACATTGATCCTAAAACCAACAAGCCTAGAGTGCTTGATCCTGACAGATATGTGGACGACGAACCTAACGCTTAATGTAAAGGAGGGAGAGAACTAATGTCTAATGTAGGATCATTAATGGCTTTAACAAAGAATGTAGATTTAAATGTAACATTCACACTTACAAGTCCTAACATTATAGTGACACAACCAGATGGCACTATATACTCTGCGGTAGCATCTATCTCTCCCTCCGGTACAAGTCCTACTGGACAAAAGTTTACTGCAATGTTTGTGCCTACTATGGGTGGATTACATCAAGGTAGGTTTCAAGGAATAGTTAGTGGACAGACTGTAAACTTTACATTTATATTTTTTGTTCCATGGACCGATGTTTTTTCGGTGGCCCGTAATCTTCTGGGAACGAATATACAACAGATGCCGGATTGTAAACTAGACTATGAGTATGCCAACCTTGTACTGAAGATGGCTACTTATGCAGGACAAGGTTTAGTTCCATACTACCAGTTTACAACAACATACCAACAAGGGTTTGATCAAGGCGGGGCTAAACTATTGGCTTCTACTGTAAGACCCTATATTGGAGGTAAGAGACCTACAGGCGAAGTACTGTTGTTTAAAAAAGGAACAACACAAGTAAACTATAGCCCTGGGGCTAAACAAGAGTTTACACTTGAAAAGCTTTGGTGGGATCAAGGTATGGAAACTCTAGAAAGTAACATCCCAGAGATTAGATGTGCTGCTGCTAAAGACAGAGCAGGGGATGAGACTATGAGTAGGGGGGATCTTGCTAGAGGTAATTTCCATCCTTTAGCTGGATGGATAGTACTACCCGGCGGTGGTCGAGGGTTTAGTCTTAATGGAGTTTGGGACTACTATGGAGGTTTTGCTGGTTGGGGTGACAACTTTGGTGGTGAAGGTGGGAGTGAAATGTAATGTTTACAGACCTAATGGTATCAGGTATGTGGGATGACATGGTTGCTCTTAACGATGACACTAATGTCGATACTGGTACACTATACCCTTTTGTAGTTGTCATGAGTAATAGAGGCGGAGTGCAACAGAGTTTTAGCACAGCTATTACCAACATACCCTGTAGGGTAGATGTTCAGGTTAAAGGATTAATTCCTCAAAGAGAAAAAGATAACATTGAAGCTGAAAAAGTTATCCGGTATCTGTACTTATCTAGGGTATGGGTTAAACAGAACTCTATCATGCCTAAGATAAAAGATGAGTTCGAAACATCAGCAGGAAATCCTTTAGGTACTGTTGAAAGGTACAGGGTACTTAATGTCGATATAGAAAGTGATGACATCGACATAGAAATACTAATAGAGGTAGTAGTGTAGTGTCTAACAAACGTATCACCATGAACGTTAGAGGCTTACAAGTCCTTAAAGATAAAATAACACAGTCTTTAGGTACAGCTACTATGGTAGGTGCTCAAGCCTTAAAAGATAAAGCCTATGAGATAGCTGAAAAAGACACAGGGTTCATGGCTGAAAGTATTCATATAGTCGGCGTTGACTACTCAGAGTACGCTGAAGCTAAAGCTAATGCTGAAATCCTAAGTGCTCAAGCTTTTAAGCTAGGGAGAACACCTAAAGGTGTGAGAATTAGCAAGAAGTCTAGGTATAATTTCTTTGATGAAGTCAGACCTGAAAATCCAGAAGAGTTATGGGTAGTAGTTGGAGCAGTACACGGTATGGCTAATGAAGAAGGACATCAAGGTAGGAAACCTTTTATGTCACCTGCTGTTGCTACTACTAGTAAAGTTTTTGCTAATGAGATAAAGACTATATACAGTGGACTTCTAGTTAAAGCAGTTATCACTAAAGGACAAACAGAATGACAGTCCCTATGAATGAACTAAGTACTTTAGCTAAGTTCATATACAGTACTCTAACTGCTGATACTTATTGGCACACCACATACCCTACTACAATGTTTTACGAAGAAGTAATCCCTATTGATCCGGGATTATCTCTAACAGCAATGTCTGCAATGTTTGTGCTCAGTAGTGACAAACCAGACTTAGGTAATTTTGGGCAAAGATTGTGGAATATAGACCAGTATCAAGTAAAGGTAGTTATTGAAGGTACAGACTTTAGTGTTCTTGAGGATGCAGCGGATCAAATAGATAGACTATTTGACTGGCAGAACCAAATAGACATTAGTGCTGGCAGACCTAAATGCCAAGAGCTATATACTGACCCTGACAATAGTGCTAAACAACTTATGGTTGTTAGTATGGTAAGGAAGAAAGCACTAAAGTATATAGTATTTCAAGATGGTGTAAACTATGCTCATCTAGGTGGTGAGTACGAGATAACTTATTACCAGCCAGGAGGCTAAACGATATGGCAAGGAGATTTGTAGATACATGTGGAGATGTATATAGTGTTGCTATAGGCTCACTAGGACTATGGTCAGTGTATGGAGGATCTCCGCCACCCGGAGTAGTTAGTGGTATTTCTGGGGCTACTGGAAACTGTATACAAGTTTCTCAATTTGGTAATGGTGCTATAAAGAAACCAATAGGGTTTACATCTTCTGAAGTGATACATGGTGTAAGACTTCAATGGAACACACTACCTGGGTATTCTAACACAGGATGGGGAATGCTAGACACTGCTCAAGCACAAGTATTCTTTGTTGCGTGTACTACTTCTGGGGCACTTGAAGTATATGACCACAACAATACCCTAGTTGGAACAAGTGCAACAGGTGTTGTTGTAGCAGGAGTATGGAATTACTACGAGTTCCATGTAGTGCAAAGTGCAACAGTAGGGAGTATAGAAGTAAAACAAGCAGGAGATGTAATTCTTACTCTTACCGGTCTAAACACAAGTGCAGATCAGATTGCTTATATCTCAGGTGGAGTAAATGGTACAGTATACTGTGATGATATCTACATCAATGATACTACAGGAGCATACAGTAACACATATGATGGAGATCAATCTCTATACTTTGTTACAGGAGAAGCACTAGGAACTGTTGATGAATGGTCGTATAGTGGTGGAGCTTCAGCATGGCAAAGTGTAAACACTATTACTCCTGAAACAAACACTGACTACATAAGTGCTCCGCCTACTGGACTTCCACTAACTGAGAGAGTTTCTTCATTTACTCTACCCGGAACTGCTTCAACTATATTATGTGTTTCTCCTGTCTACTGTGGAAACAACGATAGTGGTGGTGGATCAACTATAAACTCTGTTCTCCATAGTGGAGCAGGAGATGCTTCTGGAACAAGTATAGCCTTTACTACATCAGAGCAGATGTTCATCCCAGATCACTATAGTCTAAGTCCACTTACTGGAATTGCATGGACACCTACAGAAATTGAGACACAATTAGAACTTGGTGTTAAAAGGACGGCATAAAATTGTATATAGCACAAGTAAGCCAGTTAGGGTTAATAGTATCAGTAAGACAAGACCCTATAGCTAAGATAAGACAACTAGGTCTTATTGTTTCCGCTAGAAATGCCTCAAACGTAAAGATAAGACAACTAGGTCTCATTGTTTGTGCATACGGTATCCCTTCTCCTTTACCTCTAACAGCAACCTATGTAGCTAATGAAGGCATAAGATTAGACTGGGGAATTCCAAGATCACTCTCTCCTTACGTGTACAGAGGCTACTCTATATACCGTTATCAATTAAGAGAGGTAGGTAATGGAACATTCAAAAGACTTCATGTACAGCCTTTTGTGTTTGAAGGACTAGAAGATGTTACGTATACAGACAAGAGTGTAGGCACTCATTACCTAGACATAGGTAAATTATACAGTTACTACATGACAACTGCTGTAGTGTCTAATCAACTTAGATTAGTAAATCCTCACAACACTTCTGGTATGTTTAGTTTACAGGTTTCAGTACCAGACACTTCTGATACCTCAACAGTAGCTATCTCATATACCGCACCCGCTATAGCTATACAGTCTGCATTAGAGAGTTGTGTAAACATTGGTGCAGGTAATGTAAGTGTTAGCGGCCCTGTTGGGGGGCCATGGGTCATAGCTGGTATCAATAGTCTAGCAGGAATAGATATTGGTATAAAACCTGCATGGGATCATAGATCGTCTGATACACGTATAGTGTATAGGATAGGTACAATTGAAAGTGGACCCTCTAATATAGCGTCTGCTACTTTTCTGGGATAGAAAGAGAAAGGAATTACAATGCTTATTGCAAAGACAATGCGTGGATTTCAAATTGGACTAGAGACTACACCGGGAACGGCTGTACCTGCTGATAAGAAGTTCAAAAACGCTACGATGAAACCGACTAAGAGAGATAACAATACTCAGAAGGCGGATAACGACGGTCACAAGTCTGCAATTGGAACTCAGTTAGGTAAGCGAAGTTCTAGCTTTGACATAGCAGGAAAAACATCATACAATATCATGCCTTATTGGATCAGCATGATCTACGGGATATCTGCTATTACACCTAGTGTTGTTGTTGCTTCTGAAGCTTTCTCTTATGGAAAGACAATGAGCTCAACAAACGTTGATACTCCGCAAACCATGACTATAGAGTATGGTAATAATCAAGGGTTCAACGACAGGATAGCTTTTGCTACTGCTATGGACTTTACCTTTAAGGTAAGCCAAGCAAGTTGCGAGTATGGTCTCACAGGATTTGGTCTATACCCTTCACAAAACATTACTCTTACTGCTAGCCCAACAGTCATTGCTGCTAATCTAGTTAACTTCGGAGACTTTAGGGTTAGCTATGCAGCTGCATACTCTGACTTAGGTACTGGTAAACTCTTGACAAGCAAAGAGATAGAGTTTAACGTGAAATCCAAGTACATGGGCCAGTTCTTCATTGACGATGCTACCACAAGTTTTGGTGGCATTCTAGAGAAAATCCCTGACATAACAGGACAAATAACTGTAGCTAAAGGTACTGAGAGTGATCAGTTCCTTGCACAACTAGAGACAGGTGCTCTAGGGTATCTTCAGATACAAGGTACAGGACCATTACTAGCTACTGTATCTATGGCTAACACCTACGCCAGTATACTCTACACTATGTGCATGAGTGTTAGCGGTGAAACTAATGACGAAACAGACAGTCTATATGTTTCAAAGTACGACTTCTACTCCGCAGAAGATGTAGTTAATGGCGACATAAACTGTACAGCAGTTTGTGGATTAGCTACACTATAATCATTCCCAGAGAAAATAACCCCGAGGGCCAAACTAACCTTTGGCCTTCACGTCTTGAAAGGACACCACCCTGATGACTACAAAGAAAACAGTACAACCTAATGTTGTTGTACGTGGCGATTTTGCTTCGCGCAAGAATGAACTACGTGGACCCTATGATATCTTCCTTCCTACCAACAATGTAGGCCCTGATGGTAAGTATATCATGGAGAGTTATGTAGACCCTATTACCAATGAAGATAAGCAACGTCGTGAGTTGGAAAAGGAAAGCTTTGTCACTATATGGTTTAGAAAAAACTATGCTACTCCAGGTATGGAGGAAGCATTCCGTGAGCAGCGGATCAGCGAAGAGTTTACGGAAGAACAACTTGTAGAGACAGGTGAGTTCAAAGAATACGTAAACGATAAAGGTGAACGTGTTAAAGAGCCTATCATGGAGAAACGTAAGGTAGCCACTAGAGGGCTTTATGCTACAGTACACACTGTAGTTCGTCTAGTAGGTAAGTGGGATGCTACCTTTGAAGGTGAACCAATTCCACTAACTGTAGAGGCTGTGATGAAAGCAGATCCAGATAGGGATATTCTCTATGCTATCCTTAACAAGCATACTGAAGTCTACTCACCCCCAAAGGAATAGCGCAGGGTATAGCCGAATGGGTACTGTCCGGTGGGTCATACGGTATCTATTGTGATCAGTTCATGTTGTCTAGAGCAGCTAAAGCATTAAACTGTTCAACATTTGAATTGGTAGATCGACCAATAGATACTGAGTATGGTGACTGGACACAGTGGGGTATAGTCTGCGCAGAAGTAACTAATATAATCCGACAAACCTACCCGGATTATGAGTAAGAAAGATGGCGAGAGTTTATGTCTATTTATGAAGTAGCTGAAGTTGTTGCATCGCTTAGAGCCGATGCCGGACAATTCATAAAAAGCTTGAATGACGCCATTGCTCTTATGAAACAGTTTAGTAGTGTTGGCGAACAATCCGCTGATGCTACATCTAGAGCCTATCTTGATGAAGCTGCTAAGATAGCAGCAGCAATACAGAAACAGGCAGAACTTGAGATTAAAGCAGCTAACCAGAAGGCAGAACTAGCCTATAGATCTGGACAAGAGACTGCTGACACTTATAAAAAGTTTGTTGACATTCAGTTAGACTACACTAAACTCTTGAACAACGAGCAAATGACAATGGCTCGTACTGCTGCTGATATCCGCAAAGCACAGATGCAAGCAGAGACTAGAGAGTTTCAGGCACAACTACATATACGTGAGAATGCCCTTAGAGCTAGTGTAGTGGCTAGTGGTGGGAATTGGAGACAAAACCTTAGAGATAGAGAAACCTATTCTAACACCAAAATACTAACTAACCCTGCAGGAGTATACTCTACTGCTGAACAAGAGACTGCATCCCAAAAACTAATAGCATTAGCTAAAGAAGAACAACTTGCTAATGAGAAACTTACTGCACAGATAGAAAAGGATGCAGCGGCTAAAGTTAAGGCTACAGAGGATGAAGTAGCTCGACGAAAAGCTGCTGTAGCTAATCTTGCTAGGTTTGAGTACGAGCAGGGTAATCTTAGTGCTGAAGCTTACAAAGTATTCCTAGAGCGTAGACTAGCTGCTGATACAGAGTATGGTGCTGACTACAAAGCTACTCAAGTTCAGCTAATGGCTGTTGAAAAAGATCAACTAACTGAGATACAAGCCTACAATGATAAAGTATCAAAGGGTATAGATGAAAGTTGGAAACAGTCTGCAAAGAACAGGATAGAGTATGAGAAGATGGTTGCTGATGCTTCAAAAGAAGCTGCTGCAAGTTCTTCGTTTGTTATATCCAAACAATTTGCTGATAGAGATAAAGTTCAGGCTGGAAAACAAGCTGGCTCAAGTCTAGTTGGATCTACATTTACAGGACTAGGTAACGTAGCTGCTGGAATAACAGCTGTCAGTGCAGCCTCTGCATTAATGTCTAATCAGTTTGAACATGATATGGTGAGTATTGGCGACAACACCACTATGACAACAGGCGACATCGAGAAGATGAAGTCTACGGTTCTTTCTCTGGGCGATAATGTAGGTGGTAACTTTGATGATATAGCTAAAGGTTATATGCACATTTCCAACTTTGGAAATGATGCTGCGGATACCACTAAGGAATTAACTCTAGCTACTAAAGAGGCTGTAGCAACTGGCGCTAATGCTGAAGATATTGCTAATGCTCTAGCTACCTCTCTAAACATTTGGGGAGCAGGTGCTAAAAATGCCGCAGGGTATATGGATGTACTGCATGATGCTGCTGCACAAGGTAATTTAACTGTACAAGACTTTAGTTCAAGTGCTGGTCCAGCTTTAGCTATTGCTGCTGAAATGAAAGATCCATTCTATGATGCAGCAGGTGCTATCAGTGAGCTATCCAAACAAGGGTTTAATGCTTCTGAAGCTGTAACACAAGTTAAGTCTGTTATTTCACATATTTCAGACCCAACTAATGAAGCAACTAAACACTTGGTTGCCTTACAGGAAGCATTCAAGTTACGTAATCCAAACTCTAACATTGATCTTCTTAAGGACTTCACTCAAGAAGGTATTCAAGCTAAACACTTGCTTGGTATTTTTCAAGATTTAGCTACCGTAACCGGGGGAAATGCAACTTTAATCTTCCCAGAGCTGTCCGCGTTACGTGGGGGCATTGGTGGGGTATCTGAAATCCAGAACTTACCTGCACTTCAAAAGGAAATAGCTGAATTAAGAGCTAGACAACTAGAGAATACAGGATCATCTGTAAATACCATCTTTAACAGAGCTAATGCTGAAGACCCTACACTTCAATTTAGTAGGCTTAGTAATCAGCTGAAGACAGAGTTTATCCCTATTGGGATAGAAGCTACAAAAATCTTTATAGCGATGGCACCTGCTATTGAAGGTGTTGCTAATGTAATCCTAGACTTAATGAAACAGTTCCAAGGATTACCAAAGATATGGCAAGAAGTTGTAATAGGTCTAGGTGCTGCTGTTCTTATAGATCAATTCACTGGTCTATTCTCTATTCTAACTAAGATACCTGTGGCTCTAACTACAGTGACTAAACTCTTTAGTGGAATAAATGAAGCTGTTGCACTTGCAGCCGGTGGTGCTGGTACATTTGGTGAGGCTCTAGGGGCTACGGTACTTGCAGGAACAGGACCAGTAGCTTTAGCTATTGTGGGGATATTAGCTTTAGGTGCAGCTATATGGGGTATATCTAAAGCCTTTAGTGATGCAAAACAGAAACAAGATGATTTCTATAACTCAACACATACAGGTAATGCGTTAACGGATCTAAATAACAGTCTATCCCAGAGACAAACGGAACTAGCCAGTGATCAGTCTACCTATCGTTTCCGCACCATGCCTGACAATGTGAAGAACAGAGATGCTCAGGATCAATACTTCATCACAGAGTTAAGTCAAATTAAAGCTAATATGGGGACAGGTAATACTAGTGTTTTGGATACTAGAATTACAGACATTACAGGTAAGATAGCTGCTTATCAGGCAGACCTTACTAAGATGCAAGCCCAATACTCTACTCCGGCAGGGCAAAGGAATAATGAACTTCAAGGCAATATGCAAAAGGTTCAGGATAGACTTGCTCAACTTAACAGTACTCTATCTACATACAATGAACTTAAACAACTTGATCTAAGGTCTGCACCTACTTATACGGGGTCTGATAGTTCGAGTAGTATAGCCCAGACTATAGTAGAGACTGGCGAAAAGATGGGGGCTACTAAAGCACAGATACTATCTGCTATAGAGACTGGTATAGTTGAGAGTAACTTAAAGAACTTGCCTAATCTCGGTAAGCATAATGATCATGACAGTGTAGGTGTGTTTCAGCAACGTGCAGGTGAGACAGACAAATGGGGTAGTGTTGCTGATATGATGGACCCTGCTAAATCAGCAGCATCATACTATAGGCATTTAATACCTGGGTGGGATAGCAGCAAAACACCGGGTGAAAATGCTCAGAAAGTGCAAGTATCTGCATTCCCTAAACGTTATGATCAACACCAATTGGATGCTGAAGCATTACTCAATAAATACTATACTGGCTCTGATACATCTAATACTAGTGGCGGAGTTAATCCTGTTACTCCTGACTACTTAGATAAGTTCAATGCTAATCAAAAGATTGCACTGACTGATGCAAAAGAACTTGCTAAACAAAAGAAAGAAGCACTTACTCAATATAATGATGAGATAGTTAAGCTAGAAAAGATACTTGCTCTAAAGGTTAAGGCTCAACCTTTTGATAGCAGCAACTATCTAGACAGTGCGATGTTTGACCTTCATCACAAACTAGGTCCAGTGAATACTCCTGCTCATGCAAAAGTACTAGAGGGTGTAGCCAATCAGTTAGATGCTGCTTCTCATGCAAAGTACGCAGAAAACATAACAGATAAAGCTTCAAGTGCTCTTGATAAAGCACAAGACCCTACCCCTACATGGCTTAAGAACCTAATGTCTAATATACCGGGCATTACTCAAGACATGTGGAAACAACTAGGTACTGTAGGTAAGAAACTTGCTGATGGGCTTACTGAAGCACAAGAGAAACTTAAAGTATTCTCTGAAAGTATAGAAGTAGCTAACGCAAACACTATAGCTCATGCTGCCTTAGTAAAAGCGCAATATGATGATAGATTATCACTCCCAGAAAATAAAGCCCTAAAGACTGCTGTGGGCGATGCCGGTGGGGTAGATAAGTGGATGCAAATGGGTGATGGTTCTTCACCTGCTCAGAAGGTATTCTTACAAGGTGCTCAACAGCAACTAAACACTGAGGATGAAAAGTTCTTAAGGGATCTAAAGGCTGCACATGAGAAGGCAATCTCTGATTTTAATAAGAAGTACAACCCTTCACTATATGATGCCGGACAAGAAGCTGTAGATGAGTACCATAAGACTAATCCTATTAGTGGCGGTGGACAAGTAGAAGATCAGATAAGGGCTAATGCTAACCAGACTGAGGCGCAAAGTTCTTATGACCCTATAATGTCTGAGATACAGAAAGTAAAAGAAGGTACAGAAGGTCTAAAGTTTGCCCTATCAGACATGTACAATCCTGCTCAGAAAGCAGTAGATGAATGGGCTAACACAAACTCTGTTGCGATTGCTAGCATACGTAAGAACTTAGGTGATGCTGCTGACACTGCTATAAGTAGTACTGAAGACATGATTAGAGCCTACACTGTAGCTCAACAGAAATCAGATCTTCAGTTATCCACACAAACTATGACAGACAAGTTGAGTGGTGAACAGAATATGAATAGACTTTATTCTAGTTCTGGTGATCAAGCAGTAGCAGCATGGGAAAACAGTCCTGAAGGTAAGTCCTTCATAAATTCTCTAGGGGCAGATAGTCAAGCTATACTAGACCATGAAGCTGCTATAAAGAAAGTAACTAATGCTGAAGCTGCTTTAGCAGTAGCAGAACAAGCGCGACAAACTTTACTTAGTGGTAGTGTAGAGGCTATAATGGGAGGTCTACAGGCTGGACTATTTGGTAACCCACAAGCTACAGGACAATTGCAAACACAGAAGTACGATGAACAGTCTCAGTTGATGCAGTATCAGATGCAGCAATTACAATGGAAACAATCATACCCTAATGATGCAAATGATCCCTATACCCAGAGAATACAGCAGATACAACAGCAGATACAAAAGACACAAGATCAGCTAAACCAAATGGGTAACTCATTTGGTGCAGTGTTTACACGTATCTTTGATAGTATATACCAAACATTTGTGAAGACACTACAGAAGATTGCTATGGCCTATATACAGTCTCAATTAATGCAGTTACTGCAAAAGGGTTTATCTGGTCTAGGGTCTAGTTCAGGTGGTGGAGGTTTCTGGGGAGCAGTATCTTCAGGTATAGGTGCTGTGTTAGGTATAGCCGGGGGTAGTGCTAAAAGTGGTGGAACTAGTGGAGGGTCTACACCACCATTCATGGGAATACCTACAGCGGCTAATGGATGGGAAGTTCCCGGCATGGAGGGACTTGGAGATGTATACCCTGCAATGCTTAAGCCCAAAGAAGTAGTACTACCTGTACCACTTGCTAAAGGGCTAAAGGGTATGATAGCTGCTAATGGTGCATCTGGCATTGGTGGTGGTATGAATGTGACTAACAATACTGTTAACCAATACATTACTACTCCTGACATTAGAGGGTTTAGATCCTCAGCAGCTACTCAACGACAACAAGCACTGAAGCTAATTAGACCATAGTATAGAGAGGTTAGTGATGGCTATATATGATTTTCTTGAGATGCAACTAGTTACTAGGATAAGTGGATCTAAAGGCGGACTATCCTACATCAGCATAGTTGTCACTAACCCTTCTGTCCTAGATACTACATTCCCACAAACATCTAGAGGTTATTGGAAAACAGAATTAGATCTTTCCCAGAGAAGTAAGAATGAAATGAAAGCCATAACTGCTTTTTGGGCAGCAGCTAAAGGCAAGAGTGTAGGGTGGCGATACAGAAACCTAAGAGAGTACTATACAAGTTCCGATGCAGGTGTTGGAGGGATACAAGCGCCAGAAAGTATTCCAGGCTATACTTCAGGTACTTCCATGCAGTTAACACATATACGTACACAGTTTGGTGATCCTGAAACAGTACTGATTACTAAACCTGATATAAACTCTATGGGTGGAACTACAGGTGATGGTTCAGTACCATTCTATTTATATCGTGATGGTTCACCAACTCCATGGCCTTCAGCTAGTAACTGGACTTTAGACGTAACTAAAGGTATAGTAACTTTTGCTTCAGATCAGACAGGACATACTTTTGAATGGTATGGTAGTTGGGATCAACCTACACGCTTTGATGTAGACGATCAAGATGCTGCATGGGTAGATTTTGATGTCATGGAGTGGAAGTCAATTAAACTCCAAGAGATACAACTAACCTTTGGATAGGAACATACATTATGCCCAGAGATATATCGGGACCAATGCTTGCTCATCTTGCCAAAAGAGTTGTGACACTTACAACACTAATAAAGATAGAGAGAACAGATGGCGTAACTCTTTGTTTTACATCATGGGATGTGCCTGTACTTTATAGTGACAGTAACACATATCTTCCAGCAATATCAATGTCACCATCAGGAGTTAAAGGAAACTCTGATCTAACCACAGATCAAATGGATATTATAGCCGCTATAGATAGTGTCTATATTACTGAAGCTGATATAGATGCTGGTCGATACGATATGGCTTACTGGACAGTGTTTAGAGTTAATCCTTTTGATATCACAATGGGGCCTATCATAGACCTTGTTGGATACACAGGAAGTGTAGACTATGCAGAAGGTCAATTGACGGTTGCCATTAATTCTCTGGGACAGAGATTAAATCAAACATTTGGGGATGTAATAAGCCCAATGTGTAGGGTTAAGCAACTAGGTGATGGACAGTGCAAAGTAATCATTGGAGATTTTACGTTTAGCGGAATGGTGAGTACTGTTTCTGGGAAAAGAATAATAACCTTTAGTGACACCAACATTACTGGTTACTATGATTACGGAATGATTATCTTCAACTCTTTAGGTGCAGGTGGTGGATCTAATCACAACCTTATGATGGAAGTAAAATCTTCAGTGTCTAATGGTGTTTGTATAGCTACGTTGTATGGAAGTCCAACAGCAGGGACTTTCACGCTGACAGCTTCAACAGGTGGGGTACCCCAAACTACTGCCCCAATACCTTACAACGCTGTGGGAAGTACCGTACAGGCCGCTCTAGAGGCACTCACGAATGTTGGAGTAGGTAATGTAACTGTCACAGGATCAGCAAGAGGGCCATACACAATAACACCTATAGGGTTGTTAGCTGGATTGTTTGTTATATTTGTTGGGGATGGAACTCTACTAACTGGCGGAACAACAATAGGAATTGCATCAGAGTGTCTAGTAACTACATCTGGTGGAACAGTGATGCAAATAACTCTAGTACAGCCTATGCCGTTTGGAGTGAGCATTGCGGACACATTCACTATACAAGCGGGGTGTAATAGACAATCCACACAGTGTAGAGGAAAGTTCAACAACCTTGTCAACTTCCATGGTGAACCTTATGTACCCGGTAACGACTATCTGTTAACTACAGGGTATTCTGTTAACCCAGGAGCAAACTAATGCCTACAGTTAGAGACATGACTAACAAAGTCAGAGAGTACATAGGAACTCCTTTTGAGAACAACCAAAGAGTTAAAGGTGCAGGTATAGACTGTATAGGGTTAATAGTTTGTGCTGCTAGTGAACTTGGAATAAACATTCTAGAGCCTGAAAGATACAACAGTAGAGCAGATCAGATAAACTATGTAGATACGGTGATGTCTAATGATCCTGTACTAGCCTGTAGACATCGCGGCTCATACAAAGTAAATAAAACTATTCCCAGAGAAGGCGACCTAATACTTTTGCGGCAACCAAACTTTAGGCAATCAGGGTATATGTACCACCATGCTGCATACTATACTGATAAAGACACTATAGTACACGCATGGAACTCTCCGGCAGTTAGGAAAGTTACTGAGACATTAATGATAGATGAGTGGTGGGACAATATACACTCTGTATGGTTCATTAATGTACTCACACAGGATTAAACTTTATGGCAACTATAGTCTTAGGTATCGTAGGTGCAATAGGCGGTGCAGCAATAGCAGGACCGGCAGGTGCAGCTAAAGGTGCTATGCTTGGTTGGTCTATAGGGTCTACTGTAGGTGCAGTAGTAGATCAGTCAATGCAGCACTACTACACTGCTGATATGGGACGCACTAATGATCTTAGAGTGACTACTGCTGCTTATGGTAGTTCAATACCTCAGTGTTGGGGGAAGACTAGGGTTCCGGGTTGTATGATCTGGGGAACAGATCTTATTGAACACGAACAGGATCAACACTCAGGTGGTGGAGGTAGTGGTGGACCTACAGTAACAACTAGAGTTTATACTTATACAGTGTCTTTAGCAATTGCTTTATGTACAGGTGAACCTAATACTCTAAACACTGTTCAAAAAATATACGCTGACAATATAGTTGTTTATGATGTAAATCAACCCTCTGCTGATAACATAATAACACCACGTTTCTATCAAGGAACAGAAACACAACTTGCTGATCCTCTGATAATTAGTACTGCTGGAAACACTATGCTTCCTGCTGGTACAGATAATCCTGCATTCCGTGGCCTAAACTATATGGTCATACAGGATATGCTGCTTACTAGTTTTGGTGATAGCATCCCTAACTTCTCTGTAGAGTTAAGTTCAGGAGTTACTTATGCATCTCAAGTCATAACTGATATTGTTAGGCAACTTGGAGTAAACCCTTCAACACAGCTAGATGTAACTCTAGTTACTGCGATACCAGTTACAGGACTTATATCAGCCTCTAGGATTGATGGTAAATCAGGAATACAACCTATACTTGATGCCTATACTGTAGACTTGATTGATGTTGATGGAAAAGTAAAAGCTGTGCCTAGAGGTATGGACCCGGTAGCTACAATAACTTTTGACGATCTTGGAGCACAAACTATAGGATCAGGGATGTCCCCAAGTACTCAGAGACTTATAAAGACTAGAGCAGATGATCTAATTTTACCCCAGAGAGTAGATGTCGCATACTACTCCCCAACAATAGACTTTCAACAAGCCACACAAAGTGCCATACGTCAATCAGCTAAGTCTAATCTATACGTAAGTCAGTCTTATCCTTTAACTCTTACAGATAATGAAGCTGTACAACTTGCTAACAGGGTTATCTACACTGCATGGGTGGAAAGAGTTAAGTACGCTGGAAATCTAATGCCTAAATGGGCAGCACTTATTGCTTCAGACGTTATCATGCTACAGACTGATGTAGAAGGAACTCTGGTTAGAGCTAGGGTTATTGAAGCAGAAGCAGGATTACCCGGCGAGATTAAATGTAAGTTCCTACCTGATGATGAGACTTTACTTATTCCTGTTATAACTAGTGTTACGGCTCCGTCAGGTGGTGTAGCTACAAGTACACCCGTACCTTTAGACTTCTTTGCATGGTCTGGACTAGAGATAAACAAGACTGATGGCATAAGTGCAGGTATCTATGTAGTGTCTGCTCAACCAATGGTTAGAAATATATTTAGAGAATGGGTCAACGGCAGTGTACTAATGTCTATAGATGGAGGTACTACATACTATAGTATAGGTAGTGTCACTACTAAGACAGTATTTGGTAACTGTACAAGTACACTAGCAGCAGGGCCAGGAACTCTAGATGGTTATGGATTTGACATAACTGACACTGTAGGTGTAAATGTCAATGGTACTCTTACATCAAGTAGTGAACATGAAGGATTGTCAGGAATAGGTACCTATGGTTTAGTTACTGCAATAGATCAGTCAGTGTCTAACTTAGGTAACTATGAACTATTTGCTTACACTGATGCTACTCTAACTTCAGCTAATAACTATACTCTATCTTATTTACTTAGAGCACAAAAAGGAACTGTGTCTACAGGCCATACTGGTTCTGATATGTTTGTGAGTATTACAAACAATATAGCTAGAATAAACGTTAGTTCAAACCTAATAGGTCAAGTTGTTCTAATCAAAGTAGTACCGGATAGGATAGACCCTACAACAGTAACACCACAGAGTGTACTTATAGCTTCACCAGCTAGTGACGGGAGAATACTAACAAGTACAGGATGGGTGGATATACCGTCAGGTGGTACACCATTAGTAACTAGATCAACAGGTTCTTTTGTAATTCAAAGATCAACAGGAAATCAAATATTCATTAGCTAAGGAATAATCAATGTCTACATCGTATCATGATGCACAACCTTTAGGAGATATACATATAGTCCCTAACTGGCAATACGCAGACGCAACAACAAGATTAGCAGCTACAGGGTTTGTATCAGGAGATGTATTAAAAGTAGCTTACCAAATAGATACACAAACACTATGGTTACTAGTAGCTACTACTCCAACGTGGGTAATAGTAGGAGCTATTAGCCCGTATGTTCCCCCTATATTGTCTAGTTTTACTTGGCTAAATCAAGGCGGAGCAGTAGCCTCTAATAATGGAAGTACTCTACTAATGAGTATACCAGACTCAGGGTCTAGTCTGGATTGGAGATTACTATATAAGGCAGCACCTACTCCACCCTATAGTTTAGTAGTATGTATTTCCTCTATAATGTCTAATTTTAACTCTCAAGCTTCTGGTATATATTTTTATGATACAGGCTCTGGTGATCTATCAGGGTTTGAGTTTCTTACACAAGCAGGTAGTGTCCGTGCATGGACTGTAAGAAACTTCCCAAATCCTACTAGTGGTGGTACTATAGTGTATCAGTCCCCAGGAACTACATGGAGAGGGCCAGATACATCAGCTACATGGATGAGATTAAGGAATGATGGAACTACACTCTACTATGATATCTCACTTGATGGAAGTAACTGGCATAATCTATATAGCCAATTGGTAAGTGCATACGTTACTCCTAACAGTATTGCATTCGGAGGTTTGTGTCTTACCGGTGGTGGTTTTCCTTTCTTAGATGTTGATATTATTAGTTGGACTACAACTAATTCAGCAGCTTTTTAATTAACTCTTTGGGAGTACTTATGAGACAAAACTTTGTGATATTTACACTACCCGGTATAGTAGCCTTTATACATACAACTCCTGTAGAAATAAAGACTATGGCCTTCTTTGCTTTTTGGCTAACAGTCTCAGATTTCTTTTTTGGAGTTGTAACTTCATGGGTATGTAAAGAGTTTAGATCAAGTAGGATGAGATTAAAGTGGTGCAGTAAGATAGGTATATACTATGTATGTGTAATCCTGTCTTGTCTAGCAACTATACTATTTGGTTACTACCAAACTGAAGTCTTTACTTTAGGTATCATAATTGCTTGTGAAGTTTCTTCTCATGTAGAGAAACTAATCAAGATGCAACAATACTCTGGGCTACCTATGGGGTTACTTGATAAGTTCCTATCCGTTATAGCTCCGGGATTTGACATATCATACCATAACCCCGGTAGTGATAAGCCTGACCCAGGACAAACTGTAGTTAGGCACACTGCCATTATATCTAACGATCCCCGAGAACCAGAGATACATTTCTCTGAGACAGAAACTATACCACTACATAGACCTAAAGTATTGGTAGAAAGGAAAGAACAAAATGTGGACACCACAAGCAGTTGACCAAACCCTAATGATAGTAGCAGGAATAGCTAGCACCATCTACACTATAGTAAAGTTGCTTAAATCAAATAGTGATTTAACTAACAGTACAGCAAACAGTATACCTCCAGAGTTTGCACATAAGGCACTTGACAATGCTATAGCGAACCAGACACCATCACTTACCACCACTGTAAACAATATAACTACTGGACCTACTCCGACGACCGCGCCGGAAGGCACCGTGTAGTTTCTCTGGGTATGATATAATATCATACTCTATTTACTCCCAGAAAGAAGGATCTCTATGCCGCCCGTTGAACCAACAAATACGCCAGACCCTGAAGTAAAACTTCCACTTACTGTATTTAACGATCTAAAGTCTGCTGTGGCTAAAGCTAAAACAGAGTTTATGAACGGTGAAGCAGCTACCAAACTTGTGATTGCAGATTGGGAAACCAAAGTAGCAGCTATTAAAGCGAAGACTATAGAGTTGTATGGTGATGCTCAACCAGAACTGCATGAGCTAATAGATGGGCTAAGTGCTAGTGTTACACAAGTAAAGAACCTATCGTTTACGGATCTTCATGCAGCAATCATAGATCCTCCTAAACGTGGAGTAACTCCTGCTGCTAATGCTGCTGATCCAGCCAATAGCCTAGTCTCTCACCTAACAGCCGATGACATTGATGACGATGGTAGTGTAAAAACTGCTTAGTAAAATTGCTCGTAGAGTTTAGGCTCTACGGGCTTTTTCTTTGTCATTAATTAACCGGCCATTTCTACCCATAATATATACTTTTGCCGGATAATATTATCAGACACGTCGATATCTATACTTTAGATTTATCAGAGAAGAAAAGTATATATTATAGGTAAAAGCTACCGGTTAATTAAGCCCGGCAATCGTATGCACGACCATGAATATTCCCCTACTTTTTGAGCATTCCCCATCTAAGAATAATTATTTTTCAAAATCCCTTGACAAGTTTGAACCGTTCTGCTATAATTATGCCGGGGTTACTCCGTCTCAATTTCGCATGGAATGAAGCATGGTCCCGGCATATTAGGGACGACGGAGTAACCCTAAAGTCTAGTTTGCAGGAGTTTGTGGTGAACTTCAAAATTAAAAGAACGGCTAAACTTAAGATACCACTAGAGTTTAGTACTGTTATAAGTGGTGGACAGATAGGCGCAGACATAGCAGGGTTAAGGGCTGCTAAACATGTTGGTCTTAAGACAGGTGGCAACATGCCAAATAGGTTTATGGCTCTAGATGGTTTACATCCAGAGTACGCTAAATTATATGGTATGGTTGATGACAGTGCAGGATATAAGTCACGTACTTTTAAGAACGTGGGGCAGTCTGATGCTACTATAAGACTTGCCACTAACTTCAGTAGTCGTGGTGAGTTATGTACCTTGAATGCTATAAAGCGTTACGATAAGCCATACTATGATGTGGACATGGTAAACTATAATCGTTACATAGGCCCAGATGATATTGTAGACTTTATAATCTACAATCAAGTAACTACACTAAACATTGCAGGTAATGCTAATGTGGAACTTGAGAAACCTATATATGAGTTACTTGTCGCAGTATTCAGCGAGTTAGTGCAGGTGTGTATCTAATGTCTGGGGCTAATAAAAGCATGAGTGGAGGTAGAATACACTCTATACTACTGTCAAGTGCAATCTCAATACCTGTAAAGGTACCACATAAGGACATAGAGTATAAGGGTTGGCTCATTAGAGTATTCCCTGCTCTAGTAGAAGGTGAGTTGTGCCAGTACAGCATCTACGATAGTAACCTAGAGTTTATTGGGTGGCCTAAAGACCGTACGTACACTTAAGGGTGCCAAACAATTCATTGACATCAAGCGACAAGGAAAAATAGTTAAACGTCTAACGTTTGTGATGAAAGGAAAAAAACAATGACAGTCCCATCAATAAAGGCTGTGGCAGGTGGCTCCGTTTTGTTAGGTGCAAAGTCTCAGGTACTAGCTACTGATCCATTGTCTTGTAGGCAGTGTGGTAGCAGTAAATGGTCCTTCACATCCGAGAAGGAAACAGGGTTTGACCTAAACACTGGACAAATAACACATACCACGTCTAGAGTTAGACTTAGGTGTGCTAAGTGTAACAGGCAAGCAACTATAGCAAACTTCAGTGCTATATCTGACACTGATTTGTACGTTAGAATAACTAAAGGAGATTAGATGAAAAGAGTAGTGAGTAGGTATCTAAAGGGTAGGCGCTCTGAGGTAATGAGTGATGGTGCTGCTGTAGCATTAATAATGTCTATACTTCTAGCCTATAGTATAGTATACAGTACAGTATCAGACAGAGCTTTCAATAACTACTGTGTAGATCGTTTTGTTCAATCCAAGTAAGGTAATCCAATGAAGTTCATTCGTAAAACAAACATCACAAACTCTAAACCAACGCCAGAACAACCTATACTGGTAAACAAATCTACAGCCTCTATACTTAGTATTGAGTTTGATACTAAGATGCCTAGACTTATGACTGACATTATTCATTCATGGGTTTTATGTAAAAACCAATGGATGACACCATTAGAGGTTAGTATCAGAATATCTTCACTAGGGTTTACCTTCAATGAAGAAGTGGATAATCTAGATGCTGTACGTGCTTTAGTGTTCTTGGATTATATGTGCCGACTAGAGCCTAACCCACGGGAAGGCGTACCAGTATGGCGATACAGACTAACAGCTAAAGGGCTAAAGGCTATACGTGCTGCTAGGGATCAGTATAAAGAGGATAACGGTCTTACTCCACACATTATGAATAGTAATGGTAAGATAGTACCTGTTATTACCTCCGAAGAAGATTGCAGTAAGTGTAAAGGCTCTGGCGACTACCGAGGCAAGATATGTGTAGTTTGTAATGGTGAAGGTTCAGTCAAAAAAGAAGTATCATCATTCCCAGAGAATAAACCGGCCAAGCCTTTAGGATGGGCGGCTATTGGAAAAGGAAGTAATCCTGAGAGATTAGCCAAACTTGCTGAACCAAAAAAGTTCACTTCACTACCTAAAGTGATTACACCTAGAGTTAAGCTTATGAAAGATTGCCCTACTTGTAAGAGTAGTGGAGAGTATAGAGGTTCACTATGTAATAGGTGTAAAGGTTCAGGTGAAGTAGAAGTAGTAGTAGATTCTAGATTTACTGAACCAACTACTCCAAAGAAGATAGCCTTTAGGGGAGGTAGAAAATAATGGAACTAACTAAAGAAGAGGCTAAAATACTTCTTGATGCGTTACGCCCAACAATAGTTAACATTATAATGACTTCACCAATGTCATACACGAAGCTTCTTGCTGAGAATAATGAGAACAGAGAATACAACTATAATTATCTCATACTTGAAGCTAGACTTTATTCTTTTTATATGGACGATAGTGGTTGTGTACAACGGGCTATAGAGTTTCTATCGCAGTTCTATAATCCAAAGTCTAGTACCACCCCAACAGTAGTTAATGAGAATGACCCAAAGTATAGGTTAGATCCTGATCAACTAGACTATCTACATAAAATTGTAGGTCGTAAAATCTAGACTAAACTCTAGTACATTTTTAATAAAGTCGGTGCCTTAACTGGTACCGGCTTATTTCCGTTTCAAGGTAGGCCATGAAGTTCGTCTATAACCCACGTGTAAAGCCCCCTGAAATGTCCGTACAACGGCGTAAACGTTTCAAACTGGTAAGAACAGGTACCCGTAAATACTACCCTTACCAGCAGGACTTCCACAATTGGGCCATGCCACGTCAACACTTTGCATCATTCATAGAAATGAGATTAGGCAAGAGTTTGGGGGTAATTAGAGTTCTTATTGAGAAGTCTAATATAGAAGGTGTAGAGAGTAGACCCCATCCTATACTTATAGTTTGTCCAATGTCTGTTATAAAGACATGGCAGAGAGAACTAGAGTTAGAAGGTGAACAATACGTAGTACTTCATGGCAAGACACTAGATCAACGAGTAGCTGCTGCTGTGGTAGAGGGTTTTGACAAACCTTGTGGCAGAACTTGGATACTGATAAACTATGATAGTCTAAGGGCTACACCTGGGCTAGCTAATTCTGCATTCAAATGGTTTAGTGTAGTCCTTGATGAAAGCACTATAATCAAGAATGTAAAGTCTAAGATAAGCACACTATGCGAGAGACACTTTAGAACTGTAGAGCATAGAGTGATAATGTCTGGACTTCCTTCACCTGAAGGTGAGCTAGATCTATTCCAACAATTCAAGTTCTTATACGGTAGCTTTATGGGCTATAAAAGCTACTGGCACTACCGTTTAGGTATGTTTGAATTGACGTACGAGGGATGGAAACCAAAGAAACGTGAACTCTGTACTTACTGCAACAATGAGTATGACAAACGTATATGTTGTCCTAACTGTGAGTGTAAAGGCTACACTCCTTTCTCTGGGAAAAGTTTAATTAAACAAGCTGTTCACGATAATGCTTTTGTGCTTACCAGATTTCAGGCAGGAATTAACGTCAAAAAGGTTAGAGTACCTCGATATGTTAAGATGGCTGAGATACAAAGGAAAGTCTATGATCGTATTGAAGATGAGTTTGTAGCAGAGATTAGTCCTGATAGGGTACTAGAGACTGATCATATCATAGCTCAACTTACTTGGTTAGGTAGAGTTACGGGTGGATGTGATGCTGAAGGCACATACAAATGGGCTATCAAAACTACAGAACTTGTGAACCTACTTAAAGGTGAACTCAAGGATCAAGCTATTGTTGTAGGGTTTAGGTATGATGCTGAGATACATGCCGTAGCTGCTAGATTGAAGCATGAGAACATAGCTTGTGCTACTCTAACAGGTGTAGACAGTAGAGAAACTAGAGTTGAGAAGACTGAATGGTTTATGAACTCGACTACTAAGTCTAGAGTTATTCTTGTTCAGATAAAGAAGGTAGCTCAGTATGGTGTAGACTTATCAGCTTGTGATACTATGGTCTTCTATAGCTGTACTTACAGTGGTGAAGAGATGAACCAGTTTGAAGATCGTATAGTTGCTGTACGTAAGACAGGATGTACTATGATGTATATCTACTTACTGGCAGAAGATACTATAGATGAAGATTACTTTGAAGCTACTAGAGATAAGATCCGTAATGCTAAGCAGCTAATGGCTAGGATAAAAACTAACTTCTACAAACGGGTGTCATTTAAAACTAAACCCAAGACTAGAACAAGAAAGGACGCAGCATAATGTATATACTTTGTATAGACCCTGGACAGTCTAGAGGGACTGGTGGAACAGGTTATGCTCTATTTAAGCATGACATAACAGACCCGAAGAAAAAAGAATACCTTATCCCAGAGAAAACGGGTATCCTAAAGTCTAGGAAGGTCTCATGGGAAGAGAGAGTTGATGACTTAATAGATCAACTAGAAACTCTACTAGTAACACTAGACATTAATGACATAGGAGATACCAATACTCTGTTTCCTTGGCTAGACTGCTACATAGAGCTACCTAACTACTTCCAGAGTGCCAAAGGGCAACTATGTGCTACAGGACAGAATGGTGATGATAGTAGTCTAGTTAAGCTTGCTACCTATGTAGGTGAACTTAGACGAATGCTATTATGTCTAGGGTGTAGATCAGTAACCTACGTACGTATTAATGGTGCTGAGGGTTGGAAAGGAACAATGAAGAAGCCAGCTGTAGCGTCTAGGATAGCTCGACGACTAAATGATGTGTTACCCTCTAACAGTCATCTAGTCAGGAAAGGAACAAAAGAAGAACCTACACTCTGTACTGGTACCACAGAAGTTGTAATTTACTCATCTCATTGTATAGATAGTATAGGTATAGGGTTGTGGGTGAAAAAAGTATTTCAACCAAACTCTACAGAAAAGGAACAAGAATGAAAATAGTAATAGAAGTAGGCGAGCTAGGAAATAGCCCATTGTCCGTTTTATCATTATCTAGATATCCTCAGTTCTTACAGATAGGGTTGGTAGTTAAGTCTCATATCAACCAAAAGTTAATTGGTGAGGTTACAGGGTTTAGTAGACGTGGTTATGGCAGTGTTAATGTAAAATACACTAATGAATTAGGAGAACAAAAGCACAACAAGTATGATGCTTTGTATGAGTGGGAACTAGTTATATACTAGGGTATAGGGACAAGAATGAACTTAACTAATCGGTTTGTAACCAGTGCTTTTAATAATCCTAGAAAATGGCATAGACAATCTGGGCATGATAAACCAGAAACCATTACAGTACTATGTAGTATGATCATACCAGACCCTATATACCATAACAGTATGTACGGCATAGGCAATATCTATGTTGGTCCAGATCAGTGTCTTGAGTGTAGAGAAAGGGATAAAGGAGATGGCTAAAGTTGTGACTATGACAACCACTAAAGGAAAGATAACAGGACGTACAACTCCAACTAGACAGTTTAAACTAAAGTCTGGAGTTGCGATGGCTAAAGAGCGTATAGGAAAACTACTTCCTGTATCTCTCGGATCAAAGGATAAAAGTAGGATAGTATCTTGCACTCCTAACGCTAGTGGAGTATCTTGTTGGTACTTACTAGAGTGTGGTGTTAGGGTATGTGTAGAGTACAAGAACTGGCGTCCTATCATGTGGTGCGGAGTACCAAAGAATGGCATTCAAAGTTAGACACAAGAGCCATCTACTAAAGATGGTGACTGAAGGCTATAGTCATTGTGTTAGGTGTGAGATAGGTGAGCACTGTAGACACCACGTATTTATTGACACCATACCTAAGACTGTGTTAGACTTTGGGAATAACAGACTACACTATCTATTCATAGGTGAAGCACCCGGAGTTACTGAAGACATTACAGGATTTCCATTCACAGGACCGGCAGGTGATTTGCTCCGTAAAGCAATAGACTTGTCTGGTAGTGTAGAGTGTCCTGTGTGTTGTGGTGTAGGTAAGTGTAAAGCATGTTGGGGTTATGGTAGGCTAACTATAGGCTTGACCAACCTAATAGCTTGTAGACCATATGAAGATCCTAAAAACCCTAGATGCCTAAAGAACCGAGAACCAGACCATATAGAAGTTATGAACTGTATGGAAAGACTGCTAGACACCATCATAGCCTTTAATCCCTTAACTCTTGTCTTTCTAGGAAATGTAGCACAATCATATATGTGGACGATACGTGAACAACTAGAGGTTAGAGGAATGACTGTAAGGCTAGAAAAGCTGTTACACCCATCCTTCATACTTCGTAGAGGTGGTCTAGACTATAACCATAAATATGTTGATCAGATAAGTAGTATGTTCCACCACTATTGGGATTGCTGGCATACTGAAGGTTATGAGAGAGAATACAAACCACCAACTGTAAATAACGGAATGCCTATTCCTAACCCTAACTACACTTTAGATGACTATTTTGCAGAGTAAACACTATGGCCCAACAAACAAACCCGTACATCAATGTTACTATGTACTCTGACAAGTTCATTCAAGCCACCGTAGGTGATCTTAACAGGTACATGGATCTACACTTAACTGAAGATGGTCTCTGTGTCAGACTATGCTCACAAGATAGCAGTAAAGATTACTCACAGACACTAGACTTTAATGAACTCTTTAATGTTGTCTCAGCAGCTGTAGAACTAAAGCGTAGAACTAAAGTAAAGATCAGACCATTTACCCAAACAGAACTAGAGTTTGAACCTATGTCACCAATGGAACGACAACATAGTAATTTACTCCCAGAAAAGAAACGGTTCACCATGAAGAAGAAACCAAAATGAAACTAACAGTATTTCAGATACTAGTACTACAGTTACTCTACTGCATATTCTATGAGATGTTATGCCAACACAGTAGAACAGGTAGAGAAGAAGATAGAGGCGCTTTACTCAAGCACCTACCTTACCAACGATTACTAGAGAGAACTAACAAAGTGTTAGATAAAGGATTAAGCTATGAAACCCGTAAAGTTCAAACCCAAACCTAAACAACCAAGTGTATTCTTTAGTCTGCCCCGTGACGGTATTACACAAAGTGGTATACAGACTTTCATAGACTGTTCAATGAAGGCTAAGTATAAACTAAAGTTAGGACTAGACCATGGACAATACAATCCTGCTTTAGATTTCGGGTCTCTATTTCATGGAGTGCTGGATACAGTTTACTCCCAGAGAATAGGTCACGGCATTTTAAAACGGGACAGCAATCTTCTTTTCTGGGAAGAGTTATGTGAGCAGGCTTTAGAGCAATGGTACACAGATACTCTAGAGAGCCAAGAGTTAACACCATCACAAGAACAAGAGTTTGAACGTCTATGGGGAATGTGTGGAACCGTACTTCCATACTACTTCAGACGTTGGCAGAAAGATGATAGCAAGCTAGAGTGGATAGCTGTTGAAGAAATCTTTGATTACACTATACACGTTAGTATGCCTTATTTAGGGGTTGGTGGTTGTGATTTAGTAGTTCCTATTAGGGTTAGAGGTAAGATAGATGGTCTAGTTCGTTACAATGGTAGACTTTATCTTGTCGAGCACAAAACAAAAGCTGAAATAGCTGAGATGATTAATAAGAACGGTAAAGTCTCATGTCAAGCCATTACTGAGAAGATGGGCTATGAACTTCAAGTCAATACCTACGCTTTAGCTATCTATGAGAAGTATGGCGAGTATCCCGCAGGTGTCATATACAACTTAATAAAACGCCCCGGATTGATTTTCAAAGGAACTTACAATCGTAAGCCTGAAAGTATTCCACAATTTCTAGCTAGAGTTGAGGATGACTTAGTAAAGAAAGGTGATGAGTATTTTTGTAGGTACAGAGTTAGACTATACCCTAGAGAGATAGAAGAGTTCAGGAATGTTGAACTTAATCATTGGTTAACAAGAATGTACATGTGGGACAGAGGCTTAGAGCCAAGTGTGAAGCAATCTAAAAGCTGCTCTATGTTTCGCAAGCCATGTGAGTACCTTAACATCTGTGCTTATGGTGACACTATAGGCTACACTAAACGAGACACTCTTTTCAAAGAGTTGACTATGATAGAGGATTAGTAAATGAAAAACAATGTAACACATGAACCAAAAGAAGAAGTGTTGTTGGCACCTAAAGGAAAGATCTTCGTAACTATAAAGGAAGACAATAAAGTACACGTAAGTAAAGAGAGTGATTTATTTCTAGGTATGTTAGGTTATACAGTAACCTATACTCTATGTCAGCCAAATAGAACAGTTACTGTAAAGTCTAGTGTCAATAGAGCACTAGATAGTGAAGAAGTCTGCCAACAATGCTTATATTCGAAATGATGCAAGGCGCCACCTAAAAATGGCTGTTTCCCATCTAAGAAGAATTATTTTTCAAAATCCCTTGACATTTTAATCGGAATGGATTATACTATCCCTGTTCGTTCGGCAAGCACGCCGTAAGCACTCCGATAGGCGCAGGGTACCGGGCTAGACTTTAGACTTAGTTGTTCATTACGAAACAAACAGTCCTAGCGTTTAGTCTGATGGAATACACGACGTAGAGTGACTGATGTGATCCAATAAGTGCAATATAGACTTTAGCGAGGGATGGTGAAATGGTAATACACGCTAGACTTAGGGTCTAGTGAAGATAAGCTATCCTCTTGATCAGTTATGTTAGCATCTTCAATTGCAGGTTCAAGTCCTGCTCCCTCGACAAGTCTACACTCTATTGAGATTAATTTTCCCCACAAAAGAAAGTGAGAATAAATGGTAACTGTAAAAAGGTCCGTAGTAAAGACAGGTGGTAAGCCCTCGACCACGAACACTAGGGTATCCACTAGGGTATCCAGCTCAACACGTCAAAGAGTTATTGATGATGAGATGGACTTGTCAATACCAGATGGACCTGTTCCAGTAAGCAAGACATTAGCTACAGCAGCAATCTACCTATATGGAGAAAGTGGCATAGGGAAAACAGAGTTTAGCTCTAAGTTTCCAAAGGCTATCCATATGATGTTTGAGCCGGGTGCAGAGTGGCTACAAATACCACGTATACCACGGCAAGGACAATTCGTTCATTGGGCACAATATGACAAGGCAATAGACAACCTTATAGGTTCCGGTAAGTATGATAATGTAATTCATGACACCGCAGATTTTGCGTGGGATCTTTGTGCCCAAGACATTTATGAAGCAGCAGGTGAAGCTGATATAAACTCTGGCAAGCTAGGGTATAATGTTGGTAATAAGCGCCATGTTGCTACATTCCGTAAAGCCATCCTAAAGATTACAGGCTCTGGTCGTGGAGCTATGTTTATCTCTCACTCTAAGTATGAAGAGTTTGAGAAGGTAACAGGTATAAAGTCTACTAAGATGATAGGCTATACCGAGAAACGAGGTAGAGAGTTCTTAGATGGTTTCTGCGATTTAGTCATGTGCTACACTTATGTTAATGGCGAACGCTACCTGATAATTAGAGGCAGTGATAACGTCTTTGCAAAGTGTAGGATACCCGACCATTTCCTAACTCCTGATGGTGAGCAAGTATTTGCCATACCAATGGGTGACAGTGCTGATGAGAGTTACGCAAACTTTATGGCTGCGTACAACAACAAACAAGATGATCCTTGCATACTAAACCGTGTGCCGGAATTGTCTACAAGGAAAGCTAAATGGAAAGTAAAGTAGAGACAGAGATGACTGCTCCTGATATCTACGCTGATGATGATTATGAGCATGTAGAGGCTAGAGTAGGAGACACAATCTCATATGCAGATAACGGTGAAGAGAAAATAGGAACCATAAAGGGTATTGATTACACAAACGATACCATAACTGTAAGTATTGGTCCTGTAAGGAATGGAGTAGTACAGACTAAAGTCATTCCTCAAGACGATAGCATAACTCTTCTCTTGCCTGAAAAAGAGCACAAGAAACGAATGAAAGCAGAGCAGACTGAGGAACTGCTAGCAGACCTATCTAAACTTAAGGTAGGTGATGAAGTACAGTACAAGTTTAGTGCAGCAAGGTTCATAAAAGATAACACTTTACTTCTTCACGGTAAAGTCACCGATATCACCCATGATCATAGTGTCATCACCATAGAGCCTATCATGGAAGAAATACACCATGTAAGCATCTCCGACATCATCAGCATACGAGGTATGCATATGCAGAAAGAACAATCCAATGTCAACCACAACGAGTAACAAGTATGAAGCAGCTAGGGAGAAGGCTAGACAAGCCGCTCCAAACTTTGGGCTAAAGAATATGACACACGGTGTTCGTAGCGAGACGTATCTCCTTCACCGTTGTTCCAATTGCGGATGCACTCGTTTCAACCCATGCACTTGCAAGCGACGAAAAGCCTAGACTTTGTGGTGGTACTGCTGGTAAGACCCAGTAGCTAAGTAACATGGAGTGCAGTATGTTTACGTGCCGATAAGTCGGTTCGTCATACTGTCCAATGGAGCCACTAGACTTTGTGGTGCTCATATCCCATGACGATATCATGACATGAGTTAAATGTGTAATGTTCGGCATCTTAGATGATGTGGATGGAAATATAGCCACAGTATATGTATGCAGAGTTATTACACAGCCACTACGGGTACTTGGGACCGATGCTACTACCATTCATCTAGGCTACTCTAGACACTAGAAAGTAAGTCCTATTGTTGATTGCCAGTATAGGTAGTAGGTCTACAAGCTAAGAGAGTAGAATAGGGTCACTACTACTGCCACTAAACATGTTCATTCCCAGAGAATGAGCAACCTCGTAGACTTTGGTCTACATCTCGGATACATCTACGTTACTATAAAGGAAACAAGAATGCCTGTACCTAAGACATCGACAGCAGCAAAGACTGCATCGAAACCATCCACCGCCGCAAAGAAACCAGCAGCTTCAGCAGACCCATTTGACATAGATGCCCTGTTGGAAGTAGGTGCCCGTTCGTGGGACCAAACCGTAGAAAAGACAAAGCAATCAGGCTTTGACTTTGAAGATGGCACATACGACGTGCTAGAGGCTGGATACGATGGTCCTAAGCCTACAGAGAAGGGCGACAGAGTAGGAGTAACCTTCACTCACACCATCATGGACGGCCCTCATGCCAAGAAGACAGTCTACGATTGGATTGGGTTAATGGACAGCAAAGACCCTACACTGATCAACCCATGGTTGGTACAACGGTTAGAGAAGTTGACCGGTATTGAAGCTGATGAACTCGATATTCGTAACCTGGGGATGATCCTAAAGGATGCGTACTCCGGTCCCGACAAGTTCTTCAAGCTTACACTCAAGACTAACGACTGGGAGAATGCAGAAACCGGCAAGTCTGGTACTTCTCAGAACGTTAGACTTGGAAAGCCTATCGAAGGCGTATACTCTTCCCAGAAGAAGAAAGCTGGTGCAGCTAAACCTAAGCCTCCCGTCACTGTTGAAGAAGATGATGATGAGGATGAAACAGAAGAAGAGACTATAGAGTTGGAGAAGGGTTCTGAAGTCTCATGGTCTGTCACAACAGGTGCTGGCAAAGCAAAGAAGACTGTAGAGTTCCAAGGAACCATCATCTCTATTAACGAGAAGGCTGAAACAGCCAAGATAAAGGATAGTGACGGCAAGACACATCCTGCTGTCGATATCTCTGAACTCTCGCTTGTCGAAGCTGAAGAGGATGAAGAGACTGAAGAGGATGAGGATGCAGAACCTTTTGAAGAAGGCCAAACTGTATCATGGACTACTTCAGAGAAGGTAGGAAAGAAGACTGTAGCTACTGAGCATTCCGGTACTGTAGTCTCTTGTGAACAGGATGAAGATGAAGAGTGGCAAGTCACCGTAGACACTGGTGAGACTACCACAAAGACCGTCAAGGGCAAGAAGACTGAAGTTGCTGTTACTGAAGTCATTGCAGCCTCTCAGTTGACACTTTCTGAAGATGAAGAAGGTGAAGACGAAGACGATAGTGATGATGAGGATGAAGACAGTGACGAAGATGCAGAAGAAGCATCCTACAGTGAAGGTGATGAAGTCTCCTTCATGCTTGACGATGAAGAGGTATCGGGCATCGTAGACTCTATAGAGGACAGTGGAAACCTGAACGTCAAAGTAGGTACTGGCAAGAAAGCTGAAATCTACGAGATTGAAACTTCCGAAGTCATTACTGTAGGTGACGATGAAGAAGGTGACGACGAAACAGACGAAGAAGAGACTACAGACAGTATCGAGAAGGACGATACTGTAGAGTACCTCAACGTAGGTAGCAAGAAACCTGTAACCGGTATTGTTCTATCAGTTGATGAGAAAGCGGAAACCTGTAAGGTTAAGACTGGAACGGTTACAAAGACGATCAAGTGGGAACAGATTTCCACCGTCATGAAACCTGAGTAGTATAGTCTCTAGGTTAACACCACTAACTTAGATACTGGCAGGGCTGGCTAAACGCTGGCCCTGTCTTTTTTGGCCGCGGAGCACCACAATGACGAAAGAAAAGTTTGCACCTAAAGTTCCTACAGCTCAACAACTTGATGAGTGGATTTCAAAAGGACTAAAGGTTAGAGCAGGTAAGATGCTCGATATGTCTTCTGATGAACCTGAAACTGTTGAAGGAACTCTACATTATTATGGTTATGGTAACTTTGAAGTACACTCTGATGATGGCCGGCACCACAAAGTATACAGAGCAGAGATAGAGCTTATCCCAGAGAAAGAAACGGCGGCAACCCCACACGTTAGCTTTTCCAAAGAAGAGCATGAGTGCTTAAAGAATATAGTGGATGCTGCTATACCTTCATGGTGCCGTTCTTCTCTAGTTGCACAAGTTGAAGCTGAACTAGACTTTGGTGTGGCAGAGTTCCTAGTGAAGATCGGACTACTACCTGAAGTCATTAACACTGAGACTTTACCCAGATTAAGCCCTGAAACTCCACAGAGACCATCACAGAGGGATCTAGAGGCACTTAAAGAAGGTGATATCATCACCTTTGAAACATCCGAAGTTGACACTACACTAAGAAGGATTATATCAGGAACAATAGTAGAGGTACTAGATCCAATATCTGATGATGAATACAGTGTTAAGGTTAGAACACTATACTGTAGGGATAACGCTTTTAGTGAGCCTGATCCTAATGAGGATGATCTTTGGGAAGTCTTTTTAGACGATGTACTTTCTATTGTTACTGTCGATCATACCTTATTAGTACAAGACTAAACTCTATCCACAGAAAGGGATAAGAAAACACAATGGCTACGTTTACGAAGAAAAAGAAGATTACAGATCCAGAACAGACATATGATGAGCAGGACACGTTAACTGCTGCTGAACCATCCGAAGAACAACTAAAGGATGTTCAGGGTGGTAATAAATACACAGCTGCAGCATACTCTGTAGCTGAACGCCCCGGATGGAACAACAGCAACGATATCAACTACGCTTACGACAGTCTACGTAGATTGATCCCAAACTCTCTACTCTGGTCTAGCCGTAATGGTTTCTTTGTGTTGGGTTTAGTAGAAGATGCAGGACAAGACTATAGTGGTTGCAACATCCAAAAAGTTGTGATGAATGGGAATGATGAGGCAGAACGTTTCTCTGGGAATAGTATACTTGACCGGGGTGGTGATAAGTTTGGATGGCATGTAATCAGCAAGGTCTGCGATACTGCCCTAGAGGCTATACACACTGCAATCTCTACAGTGCTGCTGGCTAATGTACCAGACCTAATCTTTGGTTCTGATAATACTATCATTACCAGAGAGAACCCTAACGCTATCAAGCCACACGCTACGGACAAGGACATAGAGAACTTCCTAAGCACTAGATCATTCTTAGACAACATTCGGGAAGTCAAAGCGAACTCTTCTCTAGGGAGTGTGCTAAATGACGAAGAGTGGATGAGGATTAATACTGGTGGAACTCTAAACGCTAGGACCAAACGGAAGTTAGCCAAGGCATTGGGTCTTGAGATGATGGCTGCTCCTAAGTCAACGCCAAAGGCTAGTGCTGTGATTGAGGTTGAGGAAGATCCCATTCCTGAACTAGAGGCTACACCTTGGGAAACTGAAGACGACATGGAATCATATCTTGAGGGTATTCATCTTCATGATATCAAGGCTAAACCTTTGTCTTCTCAGGCTAGTGGAATTGATAAAGATGGGTATGTCTACGGTATATATCTCGGACAGTTACCAAGTCCTAATGGAACTGGTAAGTTTGTTCATCAACTTAAGAGGGAGATTGGTGGACGTGATCGAGCTACCATTGTCATCCCAGAGACTATACGATTAACGGAAGACACAAGCAACGAAGAAGCTGAGTAGTTTCAGCAATGGACGTGCCAAACAAGCCTGTAGGATTTCCCTAACAAGAAACCTACAGGCTATAGTTGTTTATTTTAAGGAGAAAACTATGAAAGAAATAACAAGAACGCAACTAGAGCAAATGTATAGGTCTGAAGGATCTCTACTTAAGACAGCCAATAGTTTAGGTTGTTGTGTTGAGACTGTAAGAAGGATGTTAAAAGCAGCTAATATAGCCACCAATAAGCATGGAGTTAGAAGTAGTAAAAGCACTGGTAAGAGAATGTATAAGATCATAACTGATGATCAGTCTGTTTCTCTGACATCTAGTGTAGAGTCTACAGTCTAGACTGTAGTTGTTTCTCTGGGAGTGATTTAAATGCGTTTCTTGCTAAAGAAACCTGTCTCTAAAGAATATCCTCTTTTTAACCCACAACATACTGTATCATTGGACGTAGAAACTTGCGGGGTCGCAGTGTGGGGTAAGCGACTTCTTAAAGGAGTGTTAGTACAAGATGCTGTATTCTCTGTTACCATGTGTGATGAGAAGGGTAACTCATTTTATTGCGAATGGGAAGTCAACCCACACACTAGAATTCCTCAAATTAATCAAAGAGATGTAAAGTTTATACGTGATACCATTAAAGGTAAACGTGTAGTCTTTCATAACAGCAAGTTTGACGTTATAATGCTGTTGCTCACTGTAGGTATAGACGTTGTGGCTCTGGCTAAGTCCATTGAAGACACTTTGTTTATGGCTAGAGTTTGCTTCACACTGGAACTCACCTATGGCCTTAAGCCTTTAGCTCGAAGGCTAGGTGTTGATGATAGCGATGAAAAAGAACTAGCAGACATTGTAAAGCAAGCTAGGACTATGGCAGGACGATACAATACTCTAGCTGCTAAAGAAGGTATGCCTCTAATCGTTCTTGGGGAGAACTATAAAGAGGATTACTGGCTACCTGCTTATATGGCTAAACATCACGGCGTTGAGCACTGGGAAGGGATAAATAAAAACTACTGTATACGTGATGGTTTCCGAACCATGCTGCTATACAGGCACTATGAACGTGTAATGTTTGATGAGATGGAACAGGGTGGTTATTTACGTAGAGCCTATGAACTTGAGATGCGTCAAGTATGGCCTATAGTCAACAGAATGGAAAAGCGAGGGTTAAGGATCTTTCCGGAACTCGCTAGAGAAGAAAGCAATAAATGTATAGAGGCTATGGCTGAACATAAAGCAGCTATGGAACAGATTATTGATGAACTTAAATTAAATCCATTCCCAGAAGGACCACCCGAACCTAAACTTACGCCTACAGGTCGGGTAAGTAGAACAAAGGTAAAAGCCCAAGAGTTTAGCCCCGGCAGCACTAAGCAGCTTATAGCAATAATGTATGGTCCTGAAGGTGAAGGTGGCCCAGGTACACTAAACATTGAACCACATTACCCACGTAAAGGAAAGTACAAAGGAACACCACAGAGTATAGAGGATGGCACTGCAAGACTGACTACCGAAAAGGATGCTCTTAAAGAGCTAATGTATATCCCTTTTGTGAAAGAGTTAGTTGGGTACCGTAGTGCAAGTCATACTAAGAGTTTATTCTTTGATCCTATACTTGGTGATGAGAAAGAGATAATCAAACGTACACCATGGGAGTACGGTAAAGGTGACATAAAGCACGACACCTATAAAGGCGGTGATTGGGTCGTACACTTTAGCCTTAACCAATGTGGTACAAAGACTAGTCGCTTTAGTGCTGGCGGTGAAATGGGCTTTAACCCTCAACAAGCTACTGCCGGAGGTAAAAAGTCTCTAGGTGGTGGTAAATACTCTAGCCAAAAAGTATTTGGTCCTAGAGAGGGTTATGTATGGTTAGCGTTTGACTTCTCACAGCAAGAAGGTAGGATCTTCGCAGAGTTAGCCGGTATCACGTTGATGCTAGATGCTCTAAAGTATGATCGTGATATCTTTGAAGAGATGGCACAGAAGGCATGGGGTGGTAGAGATAACCCTGATAGCATTAGAGCAGGTATCATAGCCCTAGAGTTGTTCCGTGATAGTCCATCTAACTGTGACAAGTGTAATGGCGATGGAGAAGACAAACTAGGGTATATATGTGAACATTGTGGGGGTTCTGGTTCTGCTGTTGGCAACTACTGGAAGAAGATAGAATGGTCTGCACGTAAAGCAGCAAAGTATAGACCTGATAATCCTACCATCTACAGTATAGTTCAAGAGTGGTTAGCAGAGAATAATTACAACATTATTCAGGCAGAGCATACTCTAGGTAAGGAAGCTAGTCGTCAACGATGTAAACATATCACATATGCTAAAATCTTTGGTGGCGGACCTGGTTCTTATGCACACTTATTAATGTGTACTCTAGACGAAGCTAAACAGTTCGATGCAGACTATAATGCGTCCATGCCTGAGATGAAAGTCTACATGCGTGAACTTACGAAGAAGGCAGAGAAAGATGGTTTCATTATAACTCTGTATGATCGTAAGTTAAGGGTAGATCGTAACTTTGCGTATCGTGGTGTTAGCTACATGATACAGGGTAGTGCTGCTGGTATGATGAAGGATAGTCTAATCAAAGTTGATGACTTCCTTGAAAGATCAAACACAGATGCACAAGTACTCTTAACTATACACGACGCATTGTACGTTGAAGCACCTAAGAAGCTGGTTACTGCACCATTCATAGCGTCTATAGTAGATCGTATGGAAAGTAATGATGGAAGGCTAAACGTTAAGATGCCAGTAGGTGTTGATGTGATAGACCATCAATGGAGTGTTGCAGAGCGACATTTCAAATTGACAGACAGTGGACTTCTAATACCAAAGGAATAAAGGATAGACCAATGCGATATAGATTTGCAATTAACAGTTCTATTGTTGAGATAGAAGCTAACTCTAAAGTAGAGGCTATAAAAAAAATAGATAACCTAATGCAGTACACTACTGGCTCTTATGGTAAACTATTGAGTGAAGGTGAGAATAACATCAATGATCCATTCGTGAACCATCCTCGCTGTACCTATAGTGTTAAAGTTAAGGTATGTTATATGAGTTATGTAAAACCTAAACTATTGGTTAAAGGTTTAGATGATCTTATCTCAACTAGTAAACAGACAATAGAAATACTTGGCACTGTTAAAGTATTTCCCTATCTAAAGGTTATGCCTACTCTTGAGGATAGAAATGAACTTCAAGGTTAGTAGATCTATCATTCCCAGAAGAAACCGGCACCACCTTCAGCGGGTGATTTCCGGCGGTGATGAAGGCGCACAGATAGCAGCACTAAAGGCTGCGCGTTCTCTGGGAATAAAGACAGGTGGTAATACTTACAAAGACTTTATGATGGTCAATGGTAAGTGTTGTCCGGGTTATCGTTGGATGTATGGGTTAAAGGGTACTTCAGTAGATCGACTGTCACACTATAGAGACAACTTTGAACAGTCAGATGCTACCATCTACTTTGGTATAGACTTTAGTTCCTATAAAGCATCAATAATCCGTGAACTTTATCAAGGTCAACACATTAAACCATTGCTTGACGTGTACATGGAACAGACATGGTACACTGATGATGAGCATGGAGAGTTTGAGTGTAGGGTATCACCTAAAGAAATTGCATATTGGATAGTCATTAATCAAGTTAGAACTCTAAACATTACGGGGATAATAAATAGGGACTATGAAAGTTCCATATTCTTGTTGTTACAAGAGGCTCTAAACTTATTGGTTTGGGAGTAGGGTATATAATGCCGGATAGACAAACATCACCAAAGGAACTTGCACCATTCATAGAGTTGGGAGTGGATTACGATGACAGTCGTAGAGTTGGCGATCAAGCGTTTATGGACTGTCTCTTTTGTGGAGGGCATAACAAACTATATATAAACTACAATAAAGACACTGGTAGGTCTCAACTATGGGACTGTAAAGTGTGTGGTAAGCATGGTAATCTTTACACCTTTATGGAACTATGGTATGAGAAACAAGCTGAAGCTACTAACAGTAGACTTCCTGCTTACAAGAAGGCATGGCAGGGTTTAGCTACAGACCGTAGTATTCCTGTTCAGATCTTGAAGAATGCTGGTATTGTTTTTGATGGTGACTTATTTTACATACCAGTCAGAAATCAGGAAGGAAAGCTAGTTAACCTCCGATACTACAGGGTACCTAGAAACGGCACCAAGTTCCGTTTAAGAGGCTTAACCGGGGTTGAAGCAGGTATTTATGGTCTGCACAATTTAAAGCCCGTAAAAAAGGGCCAGAAAAAACCTAAGATTTGGAACGTAGAAGGGGAGTGGGATGCAATAGCCCTAGAGTGGATGATGGAACGTGATGGAGTATCTAGTGCTAGTAATGTAGTGTTAGGTATTCCGGGTGCCAACATATTTAAAGCTAAATGGGTAGAGTACTTTCAGGACCATCATGTTATCTGTTGCTATGATGCAGGTGTAGTAGGTGAGCAAGGTACTGAGAGAGTAAACTCTATGGTGCATAAAGTAGTTACTTCACTGCACTACCTAGCATGGCCTATTGATAGTGAAGATGGTCACGATATTAGAGACTTTGTAGTTGATGATGGAACAATGTCAGAGCTGTCAGAGATGATTAAGCTATACATTACACCTAATGACAAGGCCAATCAAAATGCTGAAGCAGCAGATATCATCCACATAAACTCTAAGCTACGCCCTAAGTTCTCAGACATCCTCGAACAATTTGCCTCATGTATACACTTAACCCCCGACCTCATAGACGGAATAAAACTTTGTTATGCTACTATACTCTCTACGCTCATACCCGGCCCTCCGGCATGGTGCCATATAGTAGGACCACCTGGAAGCGGAAAAACGTTGGTCATACTCTCTACTGGTAGGTCAGGAGTAACACACCACATATCCAAACTATCACCTAAACTATTGATATCAGGTTTTATTGCTGCTAATGGTGAAGATCCATCTCTCATTCCCAGAGTAGACGGTAAGACTATTATGATCAAAGACTTTACTCCAAGTCTAACAATGCCTGTCATGGTTAAGGATGAACTGTTTGGACAATTGAGGGATGCTTTTGACGGCACTGTAGGTCAAGAGTACGCTAACAATGCTAAACGCTATTATGAAAGTCATTTCTCAATTGTAACCGGAGTAACACCTGCAATCTATGGTGAACGTAGTGCTGCATTAGGTGAAAGATTTCTTATGCTTCATGTTATTAAAGGCAATGACTTTGAAGCACATAAGCCTATAAACTCTGCGATACGTGGAGTAGGTAGGGCTAAGAAAGAAGTCATAAGTGATGAACTACTTGATATGGTAGCTCGTTTTTTAGATGTAAGTGTAGATCCTAATGAGATAGCAGATACAGTGCCGGAGCACTTTTTTGAACGTATCAATTCTTTAGCCCAGATCGTTGCAGTACTAAGGGCTAGTGTGGACCGGGACAAGTTCAACAGAGACGGGAACCATAGGGCAATCCGATGGCGTCCACAAAAAGAGATGGGTACCAGACTTGGCATACAGTTTATGAAGGTCATCATGGGTTTAGGTATGTTGAACTCACCACCATCAATAGGTGAAGAAGAGTATAGAGTACTTGTTCGTGTAGCTCTTGATAGCTGTGTAGGGTTTAACATGGAAGCTGTAGCAGCATTGATTGCTAAACCTAACCAGACTATACTTCAACTTGCTGAAGAATGTGATATACATAAGAACACACTGCTCGATCAACTTGATGACTTAATGGAACTAGGTGCAGTACAACGTAGACAAGGACAGTCAACAGTACAAGGAGTTAAACCGTATATATACTTTGTGACATCAAAATTAGTTGCTCTCTGGAAAGAGGCTCTACTGGTAAGAGAAGGAAACCAAGTCAAACACATTATGTCTTCTCGTAAGAGACTAAAGATTAGAGTTATCAAACGTCGATCAATGCTGTCTCACAGCAGATAGGAAAACAAATGAGTAAGGGCAAAGTAGAACGGTCAGAATGGGCAGACAAACTAGTAACTAATGGTACTAGGGTTAGGGCTGAACGTAGGTATGGCGGTGGAAGGCCCTCTACCGCACACTCTAATAATGAACAACCATCAACTATCATAGAAGGAGTAATAAGTAGAATTAAGGATGGTACAGGGTTTGATGGGTATTGTATTGTCCGCGATAATACACCTAAGTATGTTAATCCTTGGGTAGCCATTAAAATAAACACTATAGTCACGCTAGATGGTAAACGTGACCCGTCCACTCTGAAAGGAATTGCAATTGATAAACGAGAGAACTCTTGAGCTAAACGATATAGCACTATGTAGAACTATGGTTCGTCCTATAGTCTCTGCTGATAGGAAATACCATAGAGGTAGTACTAAGAGGAAGGGGCAAACAAGAGTTAAGAGATATCTTACTCTTTTCCAAACACCTAATGGTGGAGGGTTTACAGGGTATGGTATACATCGTTCTCCTGCTGATACTCCTGCGGGTGGAAACCCTGTTGTAGCTGTTATAACCTCTACTATAGCATTGCATGATGATAGTAAAGAACAACCTAACGTAGTGTGGACACATTATGAGTGGCAAGCTATAATTCATGTTGTCACTGAACTATCATATGAGCACACACAAATACCTGAAGACAAAAGTCTAGCATGGTGTATCCTTGAATGGGCTGGTGGTGCGGGTAATCTCTCTGGGAATGAACTACTTACCTTTGAGCATAAACTCAATATACACTTTACACCTATGAGGTATTAAATAAATGTCAAACGAACCCGGTTTAAACAAAGGATGCGGATGTATTATAGGAGTACTACTACTTGTATTGCTAGTGTCCTATATTGTTTATTGTTTTGGAGGAACCTAAACTATGGATAGTGGACAGAAACCCTTTGATACCTTTTCCCAGAAAGAACTTGACCGGTACTTTGGGGAAACAGCCGACCTAAACGCTGAAGTATCTGAACTCAAAACATATGCTGATCAAGCAGCACGTATAGACTATGTAGAAACTTTAGTGGTAAAGATACTCAAAATCATGTTTACCAGACAGGTACTTGATCCAGACTTTATAGTTGTCAACACAGACATGAGAGATGCTGCTGAGTGGTGTGCTAGAAAGTACAAACTAAACGTTGCATGTCATCCTGACTTCCCTGTTGGAGAAGTATGGATCGTACGTAGACGTGACATAGTGGATGTGATCATGAAACGAGTAGCAGCAAAAACGGGTGCAATACCCACGGTTAAGATAGAAAGAACGAGGTTAACATAGTGTCGCATACCCAGGGTAAAGTCTACATAGATAGTAAACTCTTTGGTTACTTTGAATGGAATGGCACATCCGATGTAATCATACCTAGAGTTTACAAAACTAATGAGGAACTTCAAGCCAATTGGCGTACTGAAGATGAAAAACAAGCAGGATGGGATTTAGTAAAAGATTGTCCACATAGGAGTGATGGGCAAATAGTAGTTGATGCTATACTCTACACAGACTATGGTGATGGGTTTCATTGGAAGGGTCAAGTATGTATAGAGTGTATGGTTATTACTAGCAACCTAATGCCTACTAACTGGGATAGAATAGATCCCGATCAATACCCTGTGGATGGTGAACCAATCTTCAAATCTGACCCTAAATGCACTTGTGGACATCCTAAGTCATGGCATGACGACCATCTTTGCAATGATGGTGAGTGTTTAGGTGCAGGTGACGACTACGGAATGTGTGGCTGTAAAGTATTTACTGAGAAAGGAGAACTAAAGTAATGAACTGTGGTTATTGTGGACATACTATGCTAAGGCATTGTAGCAAAGGTTGCACTGTTAATGATTGTGAGTGTACTGTAAGGTACCCAGACCCTCTAGCCCCAACAAACTATGTTGATAGGCAGCAGCAACTACAGAAAAAAGCACACAATCAAGGACTAGAGTTCAGTGATCTACAAGGTCAATACTCTAGTTTTGGTTTTCAGATACTTAAGTGGCTAGTGTATGTACTACTTCTAACAGTATATCTGATGGTAGTGGGAAGGTTAGTATAATCCAATGGCATCACCACCGAACCAATGGAAAGATGGCAAAGAACATGTCAACGTGTACTCTATAGGTAAAACAGAGTTAGGAAGGTTCCTATCCAACTTTGCACACACTCCTATAGACTTACCTATTGATGGGCACTTTGAGAGTATCGAAGGGTATTGGCACTGGCTAGGTACTTCTCATCCAGACCGTGAAGTATTGAGAGGTATGTACGGTTTAGCTGCACAAAAGGCTGGACGTAAGTTTAAAGATCCTAGATATGAGACCTACAAATACTACATCAAGAAAGATCATAGGTTTAAAGCCAAGATAAAGGCTGCGATCAGAATAAAGATCGAAAACAACAAAGTGATGAAGAGACAGTTTATCCGTAATACACTGCCTCTACTCCACTACTATGTCTTTAGTAGTTACGTCAAAGTTCCTGCTGATGCAGAGTGGCTACTCAAAAGTATAGAGTCTATACGAGAGGAGTTTACAACATGACGGCACATAGAGGCTTGTTAACAGAGAAGCAAGCACAGAAGATCAAGGATAGTTATCCTGAAGTTATGTTCCATAGCCCAGACTTTAGGATAGTATCTGAACATGACTGTACTATAAGGTTACAAGCTATATTCGGCGATCTCCATGCTGAAGTTAGTGATGGGCATGGTATGAGCAAGTCATGTGAGATAAACTTTAACATGCTCTACAATGCTTTACTGTTGTTGATCGACAACATCAATGCAGAGGCTTTCTGGGATAAGAGCTATGATGAAGCACTAGAGGATAGTCCTTTAAGGCCATTGAAAACAAAACCTAAAGTATGGAACAGGAATGATAAAACTAAACCTGCTAACGCACAGTATGTAGGTCGTCCTAGTGTATGGGGCAATCCCTATCCACTAAAGAAAGAAGAAGACAGAGAATTAGTCCTTGCCAGGTTTAGAGTTTATGCAGAGAATAAGCTAAAGAATGAACCTGACTGGTTAGAGCCACTTCGCGGCAAAGACTTAGTGTGCTTTTGTGCACCTAAACTTTGTCATGCCGATGTGTTGCTTGAACTAGCTAACAAACCGGTAGTAGATAGTAAAATCATTCCCAGAAAGAAACAGCGTTTCGTCATAAAGAAAAGAGGTTAGATCCGTGACAGAATACAAAAAGATAGCCCTAGAGGTTATAGTTGACATTGATACTGATGTTGAACAGTTTAAGAAGGATCTAAGGCACTCATATGAGAACTATGATCTAAACCCTTCACCATCATCATCTACTATAGAGTTTGATAGCACCAAGTTTGATCCTTACTATGAGGATCAAACTCATGAAGTCAGTGCAAAGGCTAGATGCTTTGCTATTGATGCTCTGCTACAAAGACTAGAGTGTAATAAGCCTGATCGACAAGGCTCGCTTGGACAGACAGACTATATGGTCCAGTTACGTAACTACTTGGATCTAGTATTTGAGCAGCTATATAGTTTGTTGCATGTTACTGAACGGCCTGAAGTCCCTAAAGATGAAACATACTTTAGTATGGTTAAGTTCATGACTAATGTTTTTGGTTGTGAGAAAGAAAGTTTTAAACCTGAGATACTAGCCACACTACAGGAATTAGATCATGGTGCTACAGTACAGCTACACGACGTCACAAAGCCCGGAGAACTCATCAGGGTACGAAAAGCCGCTATTATTGGCGTAGAGCGAGTACCGCGGTTACAACAGCTTGACATAGCCTTTGATGTTCAAAGGTTTGTACGTGATGAGTACCCTAAGATAGTTAAGCTACAGGCTATGGCAGATTTTGCAGATGACTTGTACATATATCTATCCCAGAGAGGATGGGATCAAGCCCAGAGTTTAGCTGCTGTTGAAAAGACTATGGGGATCTTTTCTGCATCTCAGGAAAAGCCGCGTGATTTCTCTGGGAATGATATTAATAATGCAGCTACACAAAGTGTAGGGTTGAAAAGACCATCATACAGTAATGTAGACTTCTCTAATAACACAGGAAAGACTACGACGGAGGTAGAGGATATTGAGTGATGATATGGAGAAGTGTCCACACACTACGATGAAGCCTATCACTGGTAATGCCAAACAGTGTATGGCTTGTGGTAAGATAGAGGGTACAGTACCAAATAAGTTAGTTGAGACTGTACCTTCATGCAGTACACTTCAGCATGGATGGGTACAACAACTGGACGGGGTAACAGTCAAGTGCTACAAGTGTGGTGAAGAGTTTAAGAGGTACTGATGGCCCTCCTTCCAGTTAGAGTACAGTTTAGGTTGAATGAGAAAGGGATTTGAATGAAGAACAAGACTATAGGCACAACTGTAAGAACTAACATTAGTCTTTTAAATAATGCTGTAGAGTGTGGTGTACCCTTTATAGTCATTACAGCTGAAGACCCAGATTTTAGTCAAACAGTACTAGATTATATCCAGAGGAAAGTAGACTATATGGCTGCTTTACCTCATGGAGTAAGCAATCTTGGGGCAAATATTGCTCTGAGAAACGCTCTAGATGCTGTTAAATCCTATAATGAATGGATTAAGAAACCTAATGAATTACTGACAGAAAAACCCAAGAAAACTAAGAAAAAGAAGTCTAAAGTGTGTGATGGTGGCTCAAAAATCCATTGCGTTAACTCATCTGAGGATGCACAAAATATACCGCCGGACGACATTTTAGACGGTCGCCGTTCGGTTGAAGCAGATAATTACGTTGATGGAACCTAGAGTTTAGATGGTTAATTGACCGGTAACTTTGACCCCCATTATATAAAAATTTTCTGCCAGATGGGGGGGGTCTCGTTTTTAGGTGTTTTCGAGTGTTTTCGGCCAAAATTGGGCTTTTTGAGAAGTTCAGTTTTGGCCTATTTTTGTGTGTTTTTGTGAAAAAGTGGGTGATTTTACTCTAAGATTTGAAATAGATTTTAAAAAACGTGAAATTAATTAACCCATGGTTTTGACCCCACATATATATAATTTACTTTTCCCTTTTTTCTAATGATTAAAATAGACTTTAGATCTCTTTTATCTTGTGGGTGTAGATATCTATATTTAAATTTTTTCAGAGAAGAACAGTATATATTATAGGTCGAAACCACCGGTTAATTTATTTGGTATTTTAAGCAGCCAAACTAGAGTAAATAGTTGAAAGTCTATAGTGGAGACTCTAGAGCATAAAGTATAGGTTGGGGGACCAATGAAAATGGGAATGCTAAAGTTTGCAGCTATTTTGAACTTTTAAAATGACAGGTGAAATAAGCGTAGAGGATAGAGTGAGTTCACGTAGGCACGTATATGTGTGAGTATGGGTACGGGCGGGTGTGTTGGACTAAAGGCTAGGTTCGGTCTGTCGAATACAAAAGTATTGTCTGAAGTCTATTCACGATAAATGATAGCATAAATAATTATTGATAGTCAAACTAGACTTTAGACGTAATTGACACTTACTGTTACTAGTAGGATAGGTAACTGGCAGGATAGGGTAAGCAGGAAAAAATAGTTTGAAAATATATTTTTTAGATGGAAAACGGGTGAAAATGGGCAAAACGGGATTGACACATCATACAGGTATGTAGTAGTATTGACGCAAGCGCCATTGACGCGCGGACAATAGACGGTCAAACTTGACAATTAAAGAATGGAGTATTGAACAATGGTTACTAATGACACTAGCGTTAAGCTATGCCGAATTGTTTTTGAACCTGTTGTAGGTATTGGTCAAACATACCTATACTCTGCACGTGAGAATGAAGCAGTAAGATTAACAAACAACGTTAATGCAGCAGGGTTATTTGATGAACAAAACGCTAGACAACTTGCAGACAGATTACAATCTATGTGTGTTGTCACATATGTTACAGCAGTAAGGATATAGGTTAGATCAATGGCCCAAACAGTTAGTATCAAACGGAATTACAGTATGTACACTGAGATAATCCCTAATGTACCGTTTGCAATGATGATTGCATGGAGTGAGGCAACAATACACTCACGAATAGCCGGTACACTACACACAATGTTGCTAGTCGTAACGGATGGGGTAACAGAACCTAAGATACCAGACGTTAGATTGTACAAGGTAATGCCGGGTATACCAGGTTACGATCAAGTTGAGTTAGAACTCTGGAACCATTTGTCTTTGTCGGAAGTAGGTATCTATCGGGAAGGCGATAAGTACTATTATGAGACTCAGAGTGTTAACTGGTAACATTTACCTCTAGATCGCCTTAAACAAAAAAAAAAGACTACTCTTAACCGGGTAGTCTTTTTTTTGTGTGGCTTAGATGGGATCTAGAGTAAATCTAGATGGATCAAAACTATTTTTAGTTATTTTCGAAAATAGGCTTGACA